GCTAAAGCTGCTTTAGAAGAGTCTATTACTCCTGAGTTGAAAGAACTTTTAGCTCAACGTCTCCAGGAAATGGAAGAAGAAGTTGAGGAAGAGGTAATCGCTGAAGAGGAAGTTTCTGTTGAAGAAATTATTGAAGAGACTATTGAAGAAGCAGAAGAAGTAATTGACGAAGCTGACGAAGAGGAAGCAGAGGATGATTCAGAAGAATCTGAAGACGAAGCTGACGAGGAAGAAGATGCAGAAGGTGAAGAGCCTGCTGGTGATGATGAGATCGCTGACAGTGATATGACTGTAGATGATCTTAAAGACATGATCCGTGACATTTTATCTCAAGAAATGGGAGACCACGAAGAGGAAGATGCTATGGAGGATGACATGGAAGCTGATGCAGAAGCAGATGATATGGCCGCTGGCGATATGACTGCTGCTGACGATGAAGAAATCAACTTAGAAGAGTTGATGGCTGAATTAGCTGACATGGCAAAAGAAGAAGTAGTAACTGAAGAAGAAGCTACTGAAGAAGAAGTAATCGCTGAAAACGAAGTGGAAGAAGGAGATTACGGAATGGAAGAAGAGGCAATAGACGAACTCGATCACGCAGTGATGTCTGCCGGCGAAGTACTGGGTACTATCGGCGCAACAGGTGTTGGAATGGGTTTACTTTACAATGCTGATAGAATTGCAGCAGCTGTTAAAGCTCTATTTGCAGCAGGTAAAGACGAAGAAGCACGTGCTTTAGCAGATTTTGACAAAGTACCACTAAAAGGTAAAGAGCAAAATGAAGCTGAATTAAACGAAGCTTTAGAAACTGTTGAAACTCTTCGCAAAGAAATCAACGAGACTAACTTGTTGAACGCAAAATTGTTGTACGTAAATAAAGTATTCAAAACAAATACTCTTTCTGAATCACAAAAAGCACATGTTCTTGCTGCTTTTGATAAAGCTGAGACAGTCAAAGAAGTTAAGTTGGTATTTGAAACAGTTAGTGAAAATATCCCTTCAGGTAAATCTGAGGTAGTGAAGGAAGCCAAAGGCTTTGCTTCTGCTGCTGTAGGAATTTCCGACAAACCAGAAGTGATTACTGAAGCTAACCAGGCTGTATTACGTATGCAAAAACTTGCAGGAATTATTAAATAACATTTGTTAAAAAAACTAATCATGGATTTAAACAATCTTTTAAACGAATCAGCAAACGGCTTCAAGAGCTTGCAAGCTGATGCGTCTCGTTTGGCTGAAAAGTGGACTGCTACCGGTCTTTTGGAAGGTCTTTCTAACGAGCAAGAAAAAAACTCTATGGCTATGATTCTTGAGAATCAAGCTAAAGAATTGATCAAAGAACAATCACAAACTGGTACTGGTGCAATCGGTTCAGGTGCTGCTGGTGAGCAGTGGGCTGGTGTTGCTTTACCATTGGTAAGAAAGGTATTCGCTCAGATTGCTGCTAAAGACTTCGTATCTGTACAGCCTATGAACTTGCCTTCAGGTCTAGTATTCTACTTGGACTTCAAGTACGGTGTTGGCGCTGGCGCACAGCAAGACTTCTCAGGTAACATGTACGGTAACGTATCTAGTGCTGCTAACAAGATGACTGCTGCTGACGAAGTAGAAGGTGGTCTTTACGGTGCAGGTCGTTTCGGTTACTCTATCAATGAATCAGAAGTAACTCATGCTGCTGCAAAAGGTCAAGTAAGCGCTACTGCTGTAACTGATGCAGATATTAACTTCAACAACGCTTACGTCAAAGCTGATTACGATCTTTACCAAGTAACTGCTTCTTTACTATCAGAAGCTGACTTGAAAGGTGTTAGAGCTTTCGTACCTATGTCAGGTTCAGTACCTGCTAGATACTTAGCAGAATTTACTAAAGTAGTTGGTGACAAAGTAGTTTTCGTAGTTGACGATGCTGACTCTGCTAACATCACTAAAGTAGTATACCACGTACAGCCTGCTGACAACTCAAGAGGTGACTTCGAAGATAGATCAGGTGCTCCTATCTCTATCCCAGAAATCAACGTTGAGTTAGCTTCTGAAGCTATCGTTGCTAAGACTAGAAAGTTGAAAGCACAATGGACTCCAGAATTCGCACAAGATTTGAACGCTTACCACAGTGTAGATGCTGAGGCTGAGTTGACTTCTATCTTGTCTGAGTACATCTCAATGGAGATCGATCTAGAGATCTTGGATATGTTGATTCAAGACGCTGCTACTATCGAAAGATGGTCTGCTAAGAACAACGAAGTTTACTCTGGCGGATCATTCGGTCAAGGAGCTTCTACTTTCTTTAACACTCAAGGTCAGTGGTTCCAGACTCTTGGTACTAAGATGCAGAAAGTATCTAACAAGATTCACCAAAAAACTTTGAGAGGTGGTGCAAACTTCGTAGTAGTTTCTCCAGAAGTAGCAACTATCTTGGAAAGCATTCCAGGATTCGCTGCTGCAACTGACGGTGACAAAATGGACTTTGCAATGGGCGTACAGAAAGTAGGTTCATTGAACAGCCGTTTCAAAGTGTACAAGAACCCTTACATGACTGAAAACGTAATGTTGATGGGTTACAGAGGATCTCAGTTCTTGGAAACAGGTGCTGTTTACGCTCCTTACGTACCATTGATGATGACTCCTCTAGTATACGATCCAGATACATTCACACCACGTAAAGGTATCATGACTCGTTACGCTAAGAAGATGATCCGTCCTGAATTTTACGGTAAGATCGTAATTGCTGATTTAGACACTATCTAAGAAGTAAATCTTACAAAGATTATTGAGAGGGGCCTTCGGGCCCCTTTCTTTTTGTCCTATTTATAGTAAACGTAAAAGTTATTACATATGACTTCAAACCACCACGAAGACGACGTCTTCAAGGCGAAGAGAAAGCCCAAAGGGCCAATTAAGTTTAAGTTACAGCTCAACGAAGAGCAGAAAGTAGCCAAGTCTACTATTCTCGAAAATCCAATTACCGTACTTAAAGGGATGGCAGGCTCTGGAAAGACTCTGGTAGCAGCACAAGTTGGATTAGACTTACTATTCAGAAAAGAAGTAGATAAGGTTATTATTACTCGACCTACTGTAGCTAAAGAAGATATAGGATTTCTACCAGGCGACATCAGAGAGAAGATGGATCCATGGTTAGCTCCTATCTATCACAACCTATTCATGTTATACGATCAGACAAAGATAGAGAAAGAGATAGAGCTAGGTAATATCGAGATCGTACCCTTTGCCTTCATGAGAGGTAGAACCTTTGTCAATGCTTTTGTTATCGTAGATGAAGCACAAAATGTTACTCATACACAAATGGAGACTGTCTTAGGAAGATTAGGTAGAGACAGTAAGATGGTAATATGTGGAGATCTAGCTCAGATTGATTTAAAGAACAAAAGAGAGACAGGTTTCTCATTCTTAACTAGGATTGAAGAGCATGTTGAAGGCTTTAAGTTGATTGCTTTAGAGAGAAATCATCGTCATGATATCGTTTCTCCTATATTAAAGGTATACCAGACCTTTAGGGATTAAAAGCCAAGCAGCTATTTATATAAAAATCTAGCTACATGGCCGCAGGAAGGTACGACTTTACTATAGAACAGGGAGCAACACTAAACTTCCAGATCGATTATACAGAGAACTGTAAAACCCCTATAGACTTATCAGGATACAATGCACGTATGCAGGTAAGGCCTGTAATAGGTGATCCTACTTCATACCTAACTTTATCTAGCAGCTTACAGCCTTGTGGTACTGGCTTAAACATGAGCGGTTCTAATGGAATCACCCCATTAGCATCAGGATCAATCGGAGTATTTATTTCAGCTTATTCATCCTCTCTATTAGATTGGGATGGAAAAGCATCATACGATCTAGAGATATACTCAGGCAGTGATAATTGCGAATATGTAGTAAGGTTGTTAGAAGGTAGAGTAAAACTTAGTAAAGAAATAACCCTTATTCCCTAATGGACTGTAATGTAAAAAAAGTAGTAGTACGTCCCGATTGTACTACAGTTAAAGTATCTAGCGTAGGAATACCAGGAAAGACTGGATTACAAGGTATACAAGGTCTTCAAGGATTACAAGGTATGCAAGGAACTACCGGCATACAGGGATTACAAGGTATTCAAGGAGAGAGTATTCAAGGTATCCAAGGGATACAGGGCATTCAAGGACTTCAAGGATTACAAGGACCTCAAGGAGTTCAAGGGCAGACAGGCGCTACAGGCGCTCAAGGCATTAAAGGAGACGAAGGAACACAGGGAATACAAGGAATACAAGGAATATCGGGTACTGGAGGATCTCAAGGTACACAAGGGATTCAAGGCCCACAAGGTTTACAGGGACTTCAAGGATTAGAAGGTTTACAAGGAATACAGGGGTTAACAGGGATTCAAGGTATCCAAGGTGAACAAGGACTTCAAGGTATAGCCGGTGAAGGAGCTCAAGGAATACAGGGGTTAACAGGTATTCAAGGAGCAGATGGTACTCAAGGCTTACAAGGAGAGGGTGCACAAGGTATCCAAGGTACCACCGGTATTCAAGGATTAGATGGAGTTCAAGGAACAGATGGAGCACAAGGAGTGCAAGGACTAATCGGACTACAGGGACTTACTGGTACTCAAGGTCTTATTGGTATACAAGGATCTGACGGTACTCAAGGAATACAGGGAATATCAATTCAAGGTATTCAAGGACTAACTGGTATCCAAGGACTTGAAGGTGCTCAGGGAATTACCGGAGTAGGAGCTCAAGGTATTCAAGGACTAACTGGTATTCAAGGCACAGATGGAGGAGGTGGAGACTTAGAAATACTAGACGAAGGAGTTCAACTTACTACTGCAGCATCTTCTCTTAACTTTGTAGGAAACGGTATACAAGCAACAAACTCAGGTAACGATGTAACTGTTACTGTAGAAGAGTCAATGGTAGATACCCAGTTCCTTTTAGACTTGGGTAAAATTGCCTACGGTTCCAACAGCAGCAACAGTAGTGCTATATTTAGCGGATCCGCTTACTTAGTACTATCTGGTAGCGATATAAATGAAGCAACCTTCAACCTTGCTTCTCCATCCGGTAAATACGGCGGCGAAGGAGTTTGGGGAGGAGTTAATATATGGTACGTACACCGGGGACACGATACTCACATAGAGTTCTATGATGTCACAGTAAGTAACGGATACAACACAACAGGAGAACGGACAAACGTGTACCTAAACGCAAACCCTAGTAGCATCTTCGGTCCTTGGGTAAACAGTCCTACCCGGATCGCAACCTTAAGAAAGACCGGCTACTACGCTTTCGATACGACTGCTACAGGCGGAGACGGACAGATGTTATATAGTAGCTACTCCCAGTACTACTCAGATCCTAGGATTGAGGACCAGCGATACATATTAAGCAGTGCTTACAATAAGACATCAAACACTAGAGTACAGATTACCGGTAATACAACCTTCGAGCTAAACGAACCATATACGCGATTTGATCTTCAATGGAACGCCTCAGGATACACCATTGTACTTAATCAAGGTACATTACCGCTAGGTCAAATTGCAACAGTACATATAGATTACATCAACAACGGTACTACTGCTAACCTTAAGTACGAAAAAGTAAACGGAGGAGCAGATACAGAAATTGGCTCATTAGGACCAGGAGCAGGTACTATTACTTTAACTTTTATAGGATTAGTAAACGGCATCTTCTGTTACGAACATCCTTAACGAGTACTAATTAGCAGTACGGTTACTATTTATATAAAAATGTAACTATGGCCGATATTGCAATCTGGGAAGGATCATCAACATTCGCTGCTGGTCAGACACCATTCGCATTTTACGATAACGACTCTGACTTTAGAACAGATGCTGATAAAGTAGCTAAATTCTGTGCTCAAAGACTCGGATATCCGCTAATGGATGTAGAGTTGCAGTCTGGATCTTTTTATGCTTGTTTCGAAGAAGCAGTCACTACTTACGGTAACGAAGTATTCCAGTATAAGGTTAGAGAGAACTACCTTACAATGGAAGGAGCTTCTAATCAAGATACTTTTAACAGTAAGTTAATACAGCCAAACCTTAGCCGTGTTATCAGAATCACAGAAGATTACGGTACAGAAGCCGGAGTAGGCGGTAAGGTGACTAAGTACACTGGTGAACTAAACGTAACTAGTGGAGTACAGGAGTACGATCTAAATGCATGGGCTGATGAGCAATGCATAGACGGAGGTATTGAGATCAGAAAAGTATTCTACGAATCACCCCCAGCAATCTTACGTTACTTTGATCCTTATGCAGGTACCGGTACAGGTATTCAATCACTAATGGATGCTTTTGATTTCGGATCGTATTCACCAGGTGTTAACTTCTTATTGATGCCTGCATCATTTGATATGTTAAAAGTACAAGCTATTGAATTCAACGATCAGATAAGAAGATCAGCATACTCCTTTGAAGTAATTAACAATCAGCTTAAACTATTCCCGATTCCAACTAGAACAGGGAAGATTTTCTTCGAGTACTATAAAACTGCTGAGAAAGATTCACCAACAGGATCTTCAGATTGTATTGTACCTAAAGCTAATATTATAACTAACGTAGGAGAAGTACCTTATGAGAATATGGAGTACACCACAGTTAATTCTGTAGGTCGTCAATGGATCTACAGGTATACGTTAGCATTATCAAAAGAGCTATTAGGGTACATCAGAGGGAAGTACCAACAAATACCAGTACCTGGATCTAATACAGGACTTAACCAAGCTGACCTACTAACTGACGCTAGATCTGAAAAGACTACTTTACTAACTGAGCTAAGAGAGATGTTAGATCAGACTACAAGAACTGCTCAACTAGAAAGAAAAGCAAACGAAGCAGATAGTTTAAAAAGAATCACCACAGAGGTGCCAATGACAATATTCATAGGATAATGAAGTTACGTAATTTAATACTAGAGGAAGAGTACAAAATGTTTAAGACATTTTTCTATTTTGAATTCGACGATTCAAACATGGATGTATCTACTTTAGCTAATATTGTTAGAGCAGTAGATTTAGTTGCTGTAGTGAATAACAAATCAGATAAAGACGATCCTCGTCCAAGAGCATTATTTCAGATTAAGATTGCTACTACTAAGCCTCCTAAAGAATCATTTGACCAAGTCAAGCAAGAGTGCATGACAAAGATTTCTCAAGTAAAGAAATGCCAGTTCTCAGAAAGACATATTGAAGAAGTTAATCTGTAATTATGAGTATATTCGGAAGTAAAAAGGACTTTGCGCTCATCACTAAGATGAACCGTGCACTGCTTCGAGATATAATCGAGCAGGAGGTTGGGTACTACAAAATATCTCTAGAAGATACTTTTGCTAATATCTACGGAGAATCTTTAGAGAAAGTTTATAACGACCCAGTATTACTTCAATGTATATTAACCAGAGGAGATCAAGTAGTAACTTCTGATGATTTTGGACCAGATCTACAACGTAACGTATCTTTTGCTTTTTTACGTCAAGATCTAGTAGATACTCAATTAGTACCAGAGGTAGGTGATATTATTATGCTTAATGAAGATTACTACGAAGTAGATTTAGTAAGAGAAAATCAATTCTTCTTTGGGAAAGATACGAATTATAACTACGGTAGAAGTGGAGCTCACGGCTCTAGTATTTCTATTGTATGTGATGCTCATTTAACAAGAGTAGAGAGGTTGGGCTTAACTCAAAATCAACCTGCTACACCTCCTATTGCAAGAGAAAGCAATTATGTTAAGAATCAATTCACTGGAAACGATTACGTAGACTAATATGGCAGCTCCTAGAAAAAATAAACCAAGAGCAAAAACTCAGTCAGACTTGACTAGAGACCAGATTACTGCGTACGGTGCAAGCGCTGGTGTACCTCCTGCTTCAACTAAGCAGAACAGAGAGAATCAAATCTCAGTAAAAGACGATAACACTAAGCTTCCAGTAATTGGAATAAAGGATATTGATGAAGCTGTATTCTATTACTTCAATAATGTACTAAAGCCAACAGTATCTCAAAACGGTTCAGAAATACCGGTACCTGTTTTATACGGCAACCCGGAAAGATGGTCTGCTGTACAGAAAGACGGATTCTATAGAGATAGAAACGGTAAGGTACAGGTACCGTTAGTAATGTTTAAGAAAAACACTATTGAGAAGGATCGTAGCTTAAGTAATAAGTTAGATGGTAATGAGGTAAATAATTTTGTTGTTTACGAAAAGAAGTACTCTCGTAAAAATATATACGATAGATTTTCAATCTTAGGAAACAGAAACCCAGTAAAAGAGTTATACGGAGTAGTTGTACCTGATTATGTGACAGTAAATTACTCTTGTGTAATATTCACAGACTATGTTCAGCAATGCGATAAGATTATTGAAGCTATTAATTTTGCATCAGATTCATACTGGGGTGATAAAAACAGGTATAGATTTAGAGCATCTGTAGATACTTTCTCAACAGCTGTAGAAATGTCTCAAGGACAAGATAGAGCAGTGAAGGCGTCTTTTAATATTAAGCTTCACGGATATATTATAGCAGATAGCTACAATAGGGATTTAGCTAATATGAAAAAATTCTATTCTAAATCTCAATTAAACTTCCAGATGGAAACAACTGGTACTTTAGAGGAATTAGAAAACAAAGTAAAAGCTGATTCAACCCCAACAGCTACTAGGTTCGCAGATAATGAATTAAACAAGCCTCAAGTATTTAGAGAAGGTATGGAGATAGAAGAAATCATATACCTTTCTACAAACAGTACTGCTATAGCAAGCTCACTATCAGGAACTGTAGCTACTTTTACCGGGTTCAACATACTGACTCCACCAGAAGACTTCCCAGCTATTACTAAAGATGATTTTGAAGTCTACTTAAACGGTAGAAGGTTCCCATCATCACAAATCAACTCAATCTCTCAACAAGGAACAGCAATCGAAGTAGATGTAGATTTATCAACATTCTTAGAAACACCTGGATCTATTTTCGAAGCAGATGATCAAATTCTATTAACCGGTAAATTCAAATAAGTATGGCAATGACAGCAGCTCAAAGAGCATACTTACAGCTAAACTCATCAGCAATCGCAGACTCTTTTACAGGATCGACAGCAATATTTCTAAACAAGACTATTATAACACCTCCAGAAGATTTTAGTAAGGCTAAAAAAGACCATTTTGGAGTATATCTTAATAACAGAAGACTTCCAGGAGAGTATGTAGACTCAATCTATCAGATTGGATCTAATATAGAAGTAACTGTTGATCTAGCTTCTTTTTTAGGATTACCTGAAGCAGAGATTGAAGAAGGTGACGAAATTTTACTAACTGGTAAATTTAGTTAATACAACTTACCTATTTATATATTGAAAGATACCGGTAATGGCGTACAAAATAGGAGCAGTGCAATTTTCAGACGGAGAATTATACCGTCCTCAAGTAATAAGAACCACTCGAGTTGACGGGATGACCGCACAAGAGATTGCTTTTACGCAACTTAACAATACTGCAGTCGCCGATCTTTTAGAACAGACTAAAGCGAAGTTCACAGGTAAAGTAATCGCCACACCTCCACCGGGATTTGCAGCAATTACAGTTGACGATTTTGAAGTATACTTAAATGGAAGAAGAATACCTTCTTCTCAGATAAACAGCATACTTCAGCAAGCTACTCCGGTATTAATCGAAGTAGATATAAACATTTCAGCTTTCCTCGACATACCGAACTCAGTATTAGAGGAAGACGATGAAGTAGTACTAGTAGGAAAATTTAACTAAACGATGGCTAGATTAAAACTTAGAGAGGTAAACCCCACAGGTGATTTTAACATCACCGGATCTCTTGGAGTATCTGGGAGCTTTGTAACCGTATTAGAAGCACCAGCAGTATTCCAGACAAGAGACCCGGAAGTACCTGCATTAATTGTATCAGGTGCTTTAGAGATCGTAAAAGCAGAAATTCAAAACCGTGTAGTATCAGCTTCGTTAACTATTGAAAACTTAGGAACTATGTCAGATAGATCTTCTGGGGATATAATCGATCTCGGAGGATTTTTCTAATATAATTTATATTTATAAACAAGTAATTAATTAATTTACCAAACAAACAACATGGCACAAAAAATTCTTTTAAGAAGAGGTCCCGTTGGAAATATTTCTGCAGCAGCAGTATCCCAGGGTGAACTCTTACTCGCAACCGGTTCGATCGGTGACTTGTCGGGGCCGTTTGTAACCATGGCCGGCACCGCCGGAACTGGTACATCCACGCTCTTAGGTAAGATCTACGAAGGTGCTGCCGCTCCTTCCGTAAATTCTACATTGACTGGTCTACCGTTCTACTCTACCAATGACTCAGCCTTATATAGGTTAAATCATTCAGGTAACGAAAAACTAGATCTTTCCGGTAACTTGGAAGGAACTACTATCAACAGTATTACTGTTAGTGGTTCATTCTCTGGTTCATTCCAAGGTGACGGTTCAGGGCTGACTAACATTCCTGCTGATAATATCATACTCTCTACTATTGTAGACGGTAACGGTATTGCAGATTTTAGCTACGACGGTACATCTAATGTAACCATCTCAGCAGAAATCAGTGGTTCTACATTAAGCTTAGGTGCTGCTGGTTTAGCAGTAGCTGCTTCTGGTATTAGTACTGTAGAGATCGCTGACGGAGCAGTAACTAACGCTAAATTAGCTGGTTCAATTGCTAACGCTAAACTTGTTAATTCCAAAGTAACTATCGGTACAACTGATGTTAATTTAGGTGACACAGTAACATCTTTCGCAGGTGTAACTCTAACAGGTGCTACAGCAACTGGTTCATTCAACGGTACATTCGTAGGTGACGGTTCTGCTTTAACTAACCTAAACTTAGGTAGCTTATCAGCTCCTGGTAGCTCAGGTGAGATTCTATACAACAATGCAGGTGCATTAGATGCTACTAGCGCTTTAACATTAAGCGGAACTAGCTTAACTGTTGCTGGTAACATCTCAGGATCTAGCTTATACTTGAGCGGTAACGCTAACATTGACGGTAACATCGTATTAGGCGGTAATATCACAATCGGTGATGCTAGCACAGATACGGTATCATTTGGCGGTGAGATCTCTTCTGATATTATTCCATCAGCTGACAATACTTACGATCTCGGTTCTACTGGAGATAAATTCGCTGAAGTACACGCTACAGCGTTATATGGCGCCTTAACTGGTGATGTAACTGGTCAAGTTTCTGACATATCTAACCACGATACCGACGCATTATCAGAAGGCTCAACCAACCTCTACTTTACTGATGGTAGAGTTAAATCCAAATTAAACGCAGATGGCGTAATCTCAGGTTCAGTACAGGTAGAAACTGGCGGTGACTTATCAGGTGATGCTACTAACGTTACAGTAACAGCTGTTCAAGGTGTATCGGTAACATCTGGAGAGATCACTCAAATCGCTAACATCGGTACTACTACAATCTCAGGAACTCAATGGGGTTACTTGGGTGCTCTAGATCAAGATTTAGGTACTGTTAGTAACGTAACGTTTACTGACTTATCTCTAGACGGTAACTTATCGATTAACACTAATAAGTTTATCGTTAACAATGCTACAGGTAACACAACTGTTGCAGGTACATTAGGAGTAACAGGCGCTGCTACATTATCTAGTACATTAGACGTATCTGGTGCATTAACAGTTACTGCTGACATCGACGCTGACGATATCACAATCAACGATTGGGGTTCAGTTTCTGCTTCTTTGGCAGCTATCGAATCTGGTGCTAATGCATTGAGCTTGCAAGACGTTGTAACAGTAGGATCTACTTCAACTGATGCAATTACAGTAAGAGACTTGAGTATCGGCGGTGATGCTGCTAACGAAATCAGCACTACATCAGGTAACTTAGTTATCGATTCTGCTGGCGGTACTGTAACTGTTGATGATAACTTAACAGTAGCCGGTAACTTAGTAGTTCAAGGTACTACAACAACTGTTGACTCTACAGAAATTAACATTGGAGATAGAATCTTAACATTGAACGCTGCAAGTACTGCTGACGACGGCGGTATCCAAGTTATTGATACTGTAGGTACTGCAGGTACTGGTTCATTATTGTGGAGCGCAAGTAGCGATTACTGGTACGCAGGTGTAAGTGGATCTGCTCACTATAGATTAGCAACCTTTACTAACGCATCACCATCTTCAAATGGTATCGTTAAGGTTGACGCTAACGGTAGATTAGTTGCTTCAAACATCTCAGACGATGGTTCTGCTGTAACAGTTTCTACAGGCTTAACTGCTGCTGGATTGACGGATAGTACATCTGCAGCTGCTACTAGATTCTCTTACATCAACGCTTCTAAGAAACACGCTTACGAAACACCAACTGCTGCTGGTCAAATCCTTCAATGGAACGGATCAGCGATGGTTGCTTCTAACGTAATCGACGGAGGTTCATTCTAAGAGTAACTTTCTTATAATTTAGGGAGCCGGCTTTATGCCGGCTTTCCTATTTATATAAGTCCTATATAGGATACCTTGGTATATACCCTTAAATTAGTTCCATCCATATGGCTCAAAACATTAAACTGAAACGCTCTGCGACTGCCGGTAAGGTACCGACTACAGCGCAATTAGATTCTGGAGAGTTAGCAATCAACACTAACGACGGTAAAGTCTACTTTAAAAGAGACGATAATACTATCCAGACAATTCTCACTACAGATTCCGAAATTACCGGAAGTATCATTGTCAACGGCAATGTAACAGCATCTGCTTTTACCGGTACTTTAGACGGTAATGCAGCAACAGCAACAACTGCTTCTTATGCAGTAACAGCTTCTTATGCAGCATTTGCAGCTACCCCTACAGTACAGGGAGCGCAGGGTACTACTGGAGCTCAAGGAACACAAGGAACAACAGGTATACAAGGAACACAGGGTATTCAAGGAATCCAGGGTATTCAAGGAACACAAGGAGTCCAAGGTACTACTGGTATACAAGGTCTTACCGGTACCCAAGGTACCCAAGGAACCCAAGGAATACAGGGGACCCAAGGAATACAGGGATCAGAAGGATCAGAAGGAGGTTTATCAATCGTATATGATGGTATTACTTTCGAAGATACAGCGTATGCTAATGTCAATCAATTAGTTCATACAGAAGCTTCTTCGTTTATATATGCTACAGGATCTACCGAAGAATGGTGGTTCTCTGATATTGCAGACGGTTTACAAGATGTAAACTACTTCAGCAACCTGTATGATAATATAGTTAACGATGGGTACGATAAGATCTACGTTAAGATTGCTAGAAGAGGAGAACCTGAAAAATACCATCTATATGAAGGTACCAGCCCTAGCTTAGTAGCAGGGGACGACTTAAGGTTAGATATGAAATATGCCGGAGGTAATTCTACATGGACTGGAGGTACCGGTTCAGTAGAACATATGACCTCTAAAGCCACTTCTTCTACATATAACGGTCAGATTATCGTATCGTTTACTCCTGTAAAAGTAGGCTCACAAGGTACTCAAGGTATACAGGGTGTACAAGGTATTCAAGGTACGACTGGATCTCAAGGCACTACAGGTATTCAAGGTGATACAGGCACACAAGGAACAACTGGAGCTCAAGGAATTCAAGGTGTTCAAGGAACAACGGGTATTCAAGGAGCCGACGGTACCCAAGGAACAACAGGATCTCAAGGCACAACAGGGAGCCAAGGAACAACAGGATCTCAAGGAACTACTGGTACTCAAGGTACCACAGGTACTCAAGGTATCCAAGGAACTACTGGTTCTCAAGGTACCACAGGTACTCAGGGTACTACAGGTACCCAAGGAGTACAGGGTACTACTGGTTCTCAAGGTACCACAGGTACTCAGGGTATTCAAGGAACTACCGGGATACAGGGTGACACCGGTGCCCAGGGAACACAGGGTACTCAAGGAACTCAAGGAATTACTGGTACTCAGGGAACACAAGGTATTCAAGGTATTAGCGGTGAATCAGCAGCAGTAGGCTTAACTAATAACACAAACAACTACGTCGTAACAGCTACTGGAGATGCTAACACACCTTTTAACGGAGAAGCTAACTTAGTATTTGATGGTGACTTCTTAGGGGTGGGAACTTCATCACCATTCTCAAGTATACATATTAAATCAGGATCTGACGCACAGTTCTTAATCGAAACAGATTCACCTTACGATGATGGAGAGGGGTACTCAGCTGGTATTCGATTTAAAGTAGAAGATACAGATACCTACGATCGAGCAAAAGGAGGTATTTTCTTCTTAAACACTGATGCTCAAGACTGGGGAAGAGGTGAATTGATACTAGCCACTCAAAACGGAGCTAGTAATAGTAACGTAACACCGAATGACTGGAGGTTAAAACTAACTTTAGATGGAAAGGTTCACACCAAAGGAGACCTCATTGTCAGTGGGTCAATTACAGGTAACGCTTCGTCTGCTACTAATGCAGATCAGTTAGATAATCAGCACGGTTCGTATTACTTAAATGCTTCAAACCTTAATGCAGGTACGATCAACGATGCTCGCTTACCAGGTACAATATCTTCAGATACTACAGGCAACGCAGCAACAGCAACAGCATTAACAGCAGGTAATAAAACTATTACAGGAGACTTAACAGTTACAGGTAACGTAACTGCTCAAGAATTCCACACCGAGTTTGTATCTGCTTCAATTGTATACCAATCAGGTTCAACAAAATTCGGTGATACATCAGACGATGTACATTCATTTACAGGTTCTTTAGAGGTAGATGGATCTATAGTAGGAGACTTGACCGGTAATGCTGATACAGCAACCACCGCTTCCTACGCTTTATTTGCAGCTACTCCTACAGTACAGGGAGTACAGGGTACTCAAGGTATCCAAGGTATTCAGGGTATACAAGGACTTAAAGGACTTCAAGGTACTACTGGCGCCCAAGGAACAACAGGTTCTCAAGGTACTACAGGTTCACAAGGAACTACAGGCTCCCAAGGAACTCAAGGTACTACAGGTTCACAAGGTACCACGGGAAGTCAAGGTACTACTGGTACTCAAGGTATAACTGGATCTCAAGGAACTACGGGAAGTCAAGGTATAACTGGATCTCAAGGTATAACTGGATCTCAAGGTACTACTGGATCCCAAGGTACAACTGGTACTCAAGGAACAACAGGGAGTCAAGGTACTACTGGTACTCAAGGTATAACTGGATCTCAAGGTACTACTGGATCCCAAGGTACAACTGGTACTCAAGGTATAACTGGATCTCAAGGAACAACAGGCTCTCAAGGTACTACTGGTACTCAAGGTATAACTGGATCTCAAGGAACTACGGGAAGTCAAGGAACAACAGGTTCACAAGGTACTCAAGGTATACAAGGTACTAATGCTACTACAAGTATTACTAACAACGTTAATAACTACGTAGTAACTGCGACAGGAGGTGCAACACCGTTTAACGGTGAATCAAACTTAGTATTTGATGGATCTAAATTAGGTATTAATACCACTTCTCCAGACAATACATTACACGTACGCAACACATCAGGCGGCACTGCCTCGGGTATCTTAATTGAAACTGATGCTAACGGAATCGGTCAAGCAGGTCTATACTTTAGAGTAGAGGACAATGACGGTAACTTCTACAGAAAAGGAGCTCTTATCATGGAAAATGAAGGAGATACTTACGGTAGAGGTAAAATGCATATCACATTAGATAATAATGCCGACGCAAATAACGCCGACATCACAGACGCTGTACTTACAGCTACCTCAGACAAACTAATTGGTATCGGTACGCAAGATCCTACTGCTAAATTAAACGTAGTAGGAGGAGCTGATGTATTGATCGTAGAAGGATCTGGTTCAACAGCCAATACAACCATCTTTGCTATCGATGGAAATAACGGTAGATTATTTGAGATCTCCGATGATCTATCTGATTCTTTATTCTCGGTTAACACTATAGCTGGGCTACCGGTAATGGAAGCATTCTCCGATAATACAGTAGTGTTAGGAGCTTACAATCAGAATGATTTAGTAATTACAGGATCGTTAGTAGGTATTGGAACAGCAACACCCTCTTATAAACTAGATATTAACGGTACAGGTAGATTTACTGGCAGACTTTACTTAGATACACTAGATACAAATACTTCTTCTACAGCAGCCCTTGTAATGAACGGTTCAGAGGTAGAGAAGAGAACGTTAGGATCTAATGCATTTACAAGTACAGGCTACCTACCACTAACTGGAGGTACTTTATCAGGAACACTTACAACCAGACACGTTATCCCGAGTGCTGATAGGACTTATGATTTAGGTACTGATGCAGCAAGGTATAGAATCGTATTCTGTGAGACATTAGATTCTGCAGGTCTTCATGAAACTAATCTTGCTTCAGGAAGTGTTGCTGAATTAGCTACAGGAACAGTATTAGTTTGGCAAAACGGAGAGAACACACCATGTACAGTAGAGGCTGATCACATGAGAATGGGTATAGCCGTGAATGGAAATGCATCTCCATTGATTCAAGGAGCAGAACCTGTACTATGTACCGGAGTAGTAAACGAAGGGGATTACCTAATAACCTCCGCAGTAGAAGGTCACGCAAAAGGCATCTCTAGAGAGGAAATGCTACAGCGTAATTTATATGACTGTGTATTAGGAAAAGCATTGGAAGATGGTTCTGGAGAGAGCTATTTATTAAAGACGTGGATCACGATATAATAAAGGAGTAATATGGGATTTAGAATACACAGAGGAGTCTTTCAATTTTTGGATACAGGTAACAATACCTACAAAGGTAGATACAGGTTTAACGCAACCGGTAAACTGGTGGAGGTAAACGATAGCGATGATCGTGTAGCTGATGTCAGTGATACTACTCCTTTATCCGTAAGTAAGAATGGATCAAATGTATTTGTATTAGATTTAAATTCTCGAGCAAACTTTATACTAAGTGCTGCCGGTACATGGACTTTAAGCTTAACTGTAGGATCTGAAAACGTAGGTCAAACAGGAACCATTATTATAAACAATACAGCAGCCACCACACCAGGAGCTTTGCCATCTAATGTTAAAACTCCTAATGGAGATTCAATATCTTGGCAAACAGATAATGGAGATGTTTCTATTTTATCTTATTTAGTAGTAGACACGTCAACAGTTTTAGTTAATTATATAGGGAACTTCGGTTAAAAAATACCATGAAGAGCATAGGTTTCTGGGACATATACGAATGGAACACATCCGCGAACACGAGTACTACACGTAATACTTCCCGTAGCACGTCTAGCAGTACTACTACCGTATGGAATACTGCCAAATCAACTACAACAACTTGGAATACCTCTCAATCAACAACTACAAACTGGAATACAACAGTTAGTACAAGTAAGAGTACTACCACAACCTGGAACACATCACAGAGTACTACCACAACCTGGAACACTACTCAAAACACAACTACTACATTTAATACCAGTAGGTTGACAAGTAAATCTACTACGACCACGTGGAATACTACACAAAGTACAATAACAACCTGGAATACCACTAAAAGTACAACCACAACATTTAATACTTCAGTATCAACTAGTAGAAACACCACCACAACCTGGAACACTACCAGGAGTACTACTACAACCTGGAATACTAGTCAAAGTACTACAACAACTTTTATAACAAGTCAAAACACCACCAGGAGTACCACAACAACTTGGAGTACTTCTAAAAGCACTACAACTACATTTGCTACTAGTAGAAGTACCACTACAACATTTAACACTAATACCAGTACCACTACAACATTTAACACTACTTGGAGTACATCAAAAAGTACAACAACAACATTTAACACCACCAGGTCAACCACTACTAGCTGGAATACAACTCAGAGTACTACAACTTCGTGGACAACATATTGGAACACTACAAGATCAACAGTGACTACTTGGAACACTACAAGATCAACGGTGACTACATTCAACACGACCGCAAGTACAACAACAACATTTAATACAACCTGGAATACTACTAGAAGTACCACTACAACGTTTAATACGACTAGATCAACTACAACTACGTTTATAACAAGTCAAAGTACGACAACAACTTTTAATACAACTTGGAACACAAGTAAAAGTACTACTACTAGTTGGAATACGACAAAGAGTACTACAACAACCTGGACAACTAGTCAAGGTACTTCTCACAGTACTACAACTACATTCAATACTACTAGAAGTACAACAACAGTCTACAATACGACTAAGAGTACTACCACGACATTCAACACTAATGCAAGTACGACAACTACTTGGCTATCTTATTGGAATACTACTAAGAGTACAGTTAGTAGCTGGACAACATCTACGAATACAACTACAACGTTTAATACTACATGGTCCACTTCTAGAAGCACAACTACTACTTGGACAACGAATACTACAGTAAGTACTACTAGAGCAACTACTACTAGTTGGAATACTACTAGAAGTACTACAACAACATTCAATACCTCTAAAAGTACAACAACAGTCTACCTAACTTCGAAGTCAACAGCGACTACTTATGTAAGTTACTGGAATACTACTAGAAGTACAACAACAACATTCAATACTACAAGAAGTACGACAACGACTTGGGTAACAAACACTACAGCAAACACTACTAGAAATACAACCACTAGTTGGAATACCACTAAAAGTACAACCACAACCTGGAACACATCACAGAGTACTACCACAACCTGGGTAACAACGTGGGACACAACAACAGTTTACATAAGTTACTGGAACACAAGCCGTAATACGACTACATCGTTCAATACTACTTGGAATACTAGCTGGAATACGACAACCACCTGGGTAACAAACACTACAGTAAGTACATCACGAGCTACTACTACGACTTGGAATACCACTCAAAGCACAGTTACTACCTGGGCTACTTCTCGAACTACAACCACAACTTGGACTTCGTATTGGAACACCTCTAGAGCAACTACAACTACGTTTAACACTACTAGGAACACCTCTACAACGTGGACTACATACTATAACACTACCAGGAGTACTACAACAACATACAACACTGCCCAGAATACAACAACAACATGGGTTTCGTATTGGAATACTGGTAGGAGCACAACAACAACATTTAACACCACAGTATCAACAAGTAGGTCAACTACTACTACATTTAGTACATCTATAGGAACAACTACTACGTGGTACACTAACTTAGGTCTCAATACAAGTAAGAATACGACAACAACTTGGAATACTACAAGATCTACATCAACAAGTAGATCTACATCTAAGTCAACTGTCACAACGTGGATTACCTATAAAAATACAACTACTACATTTAATACAACCTGGAGTACTAGTAAGAGTACTACAACAACTTGGGTAACAACCTGGTCAACAACCTATACTGTCTCTACAGCAAACGCAACGACTACCTCATGGACAACGTATTTCAACACAACTAAAAGTACTACAACGACTTTTGGAACTACATGGAATACTACAAGATCTACATCTACTTCTAGAAGTACAACAACAACATTTAACACTACATTTAACACTACTAAGTCAACCGTGACCACCTGGACAACAGGAGTATCAGACCCAGGATGTGATTGTTTCCAATTCTTTGTAGATGCTTCTCCTTCAGGGACAGTAGAGTATTTTGATTGTGGCTCAGGAACAACAGTAACCGCAGATGTTCCTCGTGGGGGACTAATGATCTGTGCCTGCCCAAACTATGAAATTATTGGTCCTGAAGTAATTGAGGGTCCTCTGGAACCTTGTGGATCCATCCCACCGTCCGATACTACCTTTAATACTACCAGGAGTACAACAACAACATATAACACTTCTAGAAGTACTAGCAAGAGTACAACAACAACGTTTAATACTACAACAACCTGGAATACTACTAGGAACACCACTAAAAGTACTACCACAACCTTCCAAACATCAGCTTCTACACAGATAGAGACTACTACAACATGGAATAGTTACTGGAATGTGAACACAACCAGGGAAACATCTCAAAGTACGACTACAGTATACAATACAACTGTTAGTACAAGTAGATCTACGAACACTGGCTTCAACACTACTCGAAACACCACTACTACATTTAATACGTCCTGGAATACTACTACAACGTGGAACACATCACAAAGTACAACAACAACGTATATTAGTTCATGGAACACTACCAGGAGTACTACAACCGCATGGAACACCTCTAAAGCAACAACTACAACATTTAATACTACATGGTCCACTTCTAAAAGCACAAGTACTATTTGGACAACGAATACAACTGCAAGTACTATTAGATCAACTACAACTACCTGGAACACTACAAAAAGTACAACAACAACCTGGGAGACAAGTATAAACACCGGTAGGAGTACTACTACAACCTGGGCGACTACCCAGAGTACAACTACAACTTGGGTAACTAATACAACTGCAACTACTTCTAGAAGCACAACAACTACCTGGAACACTACAAGAAGTACAACAACTACCTGGAACACTACAAGAAGTACAACCACCACCTGGACTTCATACTGGAATACTACTAGAAGTACAACAGAAAATAGGAATACTACGAGAGGTACAGGTAGATCAACCACCACCACCTGGATAACTAACACAACAGGAAGTACTCAGAAAATTACAAGTACAACTAGAAGTACTAATAGAAATACAACAACTACCTGGAACACTTCAAAAAGTACAACAACTACATTTGTTACTTCAAAGACTACAGCTACAACATGGATTTCATATTGGAACACTACAAAAAGTACAACAACAACATTTAATACTACTAGAAGTACCACTACAACGTTTTCAACTTCAGCGGTAACAAGTACTGTACGTAATACTACGACGACTTGGAACACTTCTCATGCAACTACAACTACATGGAACACTTCAAAAAGTACAACGACTACCTGGATTACTAGTCAGAGTACAACTACAACATGGACTTCATACTGGAATACTAGTAGGAGTACTACTACAAGCTGGAACACTTCACAGAGCACTTCACGTTCAACGGTAACTTCCTATATAGTAAATACTTCAACAACAACAACGTGGGTAACTAGCGGAGTAGCTAATACTACTAAGAGTACAACAACAACCTGGAACACCAGTAAAAGTACGACGACGACTTGGAACACTTCTCATGCAACTACAACTACATGGAACACTACTAAGTCAACTACAACTTCCTATACCACGTATTGGAACACTTCAAAAAGCACAACAACTACTTGGATTACCAGTCAAAGTACTACTACAACGTTTAACACAACAGTTAGCACCAGCAGAGCTACAACAACAAATTGGAATACCAGTAAAAGTACTACTACAACATTTGCAACTACTAAGAGTACTACTACAACTTTTGCTACAACAGTAAGTACTAGTAGAGCTACTACAACTACGTGGAACACTACTAAGAATACAACAACTACTTGGAACACTACACAAAATACGACTACTACATGGACTACTAGTCAAGGTACTACTAGGAGCACCACTACCACATGGAGTACTAGTCAAAGTACAACTACTACATTTAATACGAGTCAATCTACTACAACAACGTTTAATACGACTATTAGTACAGATAGATCTACTACCACAACTTGGGCTACAAGTAAATCAACAACTACCACGTTTAACACAACGAAATCAACGACTACTACATTTAATACGAATGCAAGTACAACAACTACCTGGAGCACATCCTGGAACACTACTAGAGCTACAACAACTACCTGGAGCACTACTAGAGCTACAACAACTACCTGGAGCACTAACACAAGCACCACAACTACATTTAATACAACATGGTCTACCAGTAAATTAACTACGACTACGTTTAACACTACGTACAGTACAGTAACAACCTGGAACACTACCCAGAGTACTACTACATCCTTTACAACAACCTTTAATACAACTAAGGTAACGGTTACAACCTGGAACACTACTAGAAGTACCGCCACGTACTGGAATACTACCCAGAGTACTACTACAACATTTAATACCACTTGGGTTACTTCAAGATCAACTACTACAAGTTGGAACACTACCAGAAGTACAACAACAACATTCCAGACTCAGACAATCACCCTTACAACCTGGACTACTAGCTGGGTTACTTCTTGGAGCACAGGAACAACATGGTACACAGACTTTTACTATACTCCGTAAAAAAAAGCATAAGTAGTTGTCTATTCAAAAAATTTATCGTAAATTACAGTTATTAACTTTATAGTATAAGTAGGTATATGGAGATGTTCAACAAGAACGTGGCTAAAGAACGCATTGGTCACTTAAAGAAAAGTAAAGCGTTAGATCCTCTAAGAGACGTAGAGAGGTATTTCTTAAAACAAATCAGGAAGTACAATATTGAGACAAGCTATGATGTTCTTGCTCAAGAAATTCCGTACTTTAAAACAATGGCATACACAGAATTTGCTACATGTTTTATGATGCATCCTCTTAACCTAGATTTAAGGTTAACTCAAATAATGGAAGCAGCACAAGACGATGACTCTGAAGAAAAAGATTTTGTAAGTTATTTCCGTTCAAATATCGAAGGTAAGTTAGCAAATAAATATCAAGATAGAGCAACAGATTTTAACGATTTTCACGAAGTAGACAACATTGTAGTACTTCCAGGATCTAATAAATTAAAATCAAACACCTGCTTGAATAAGTTACATTACATTAAAAAGACTCATGATGATAATGTATATTTTAAACCTCACCCAATCACAACACACCAGGTCATTGGAGAACTGAAAGATATGTTCGGCGAAGATTCAATTCTACCACGCGATATCGATATGTACCATTTCTTACAACAAGCTGATAAAGTTTACGGTACACACATTACAGAGTCTACAATTTATGCTGCATCTCTAGGGAAGGAAATTGAACCAGTTGATGTATATAATGGAATCGAACGAGGATCATTCTATCATGTTAATAAATTCTTATTTGAGAATAGAGATAATCCTCAACCGTGGATTAATAAGACTCTATCTAGCCATAAATCGGGTATTATCTGTCCTCAAATAGAAGAAGATTGGAGAGAGAAGTTAGACGCTTACCTAGAGTACATGTACGAAAAAAGAGAGACGTACAAGAATTGGTTTATTGAAGGTAAAAAGAAGAAATAAGTTATGCATATACAAGGAAAAGTCTGGGGACAAACACAAGCAATCTTCCAGAAACCTAATTTTGAAATCCACCGCATTGAGATCAAAAAAGGCGGATTTTGTTCTACTCATAAACATAATAATAAGTTTAACGCTTTTTACATGGAGAGTGGAAGCCTTAAGATTTTTATTGAGCAACAGGACTACGATTTAATAGATGAGACAGTAATCACTACCGGAGAACTATCGATAGTAAAACCAGGATTGTACCATTCATTTGAAGCATTAACAGACTGTGTTTGTTATGAAATTTATTGGACTGAACTAAACCATAATGATATCGAACGTCGTACCGTCGGCGGTTCTAAGTAATGTATACAAAAGGCAGTACTCACGATTACTTTATTGAGCAATACAAGCAGCTTCATGAAGGAGGGTATACTCAAGGTTACCGCATAAGTCCCACTTACGGAACTAGAGATACGTTGAAAGTTCTTTTAGAAAAGTACAACTGTAAATCTTTGTTTGATTTTGGATGTGCTTCAGCAGCACACTGGATTGAGACAGACCTACAGGAATACCTGGGAATAGGAGAACTATACTTATACGATCCAGCTATTGAAAAGTACAACACCTATCCAGCTGAACAATTTGACGCATCCTTTTGTATAGATGTAATGGAACATATACCTGAAGACAGTATAGATTATATTGTGAATAGGGTTTTAGATAGAACAAAAAAACTAGCAATCTTTAGAATTGCAATATGTGAAGCATCCACTTTACTACCGGATGGTCAAAATGCTCACGTTACTGTGCAGAACTCACAGTGGTGGAGAGAGCGTATTGCTCAACATAAGAGAGATGGTATCGCAATTGAAGTTAATAGAGTAATAGTATAAATGGAAATAGTAGAATTAGAACACTCATCACCTTCTTTTATTTTAGCAGGAGTTATTAATCACGATCTATGTGATGAAATCATAGCAGAGATAGATAGTAATTCTGAAAAAGCTAGGTACGACAAAGTAAGAGGTTACCATAGGTTAACCGATAAGGAAGTTAATCAGGATTTAATGAAAAAGTATTTACGGGAACTTAATCGAGTTTTCGAAAAATACAAAAAAGAGTTTCCCTGGGTTGAAGATCGCGGATCAAACTGGGGTGTTATGTCTCCTTTTAATTTACAGAGGTACGACCCAGGAGACTGTTACCGACCTGTACACATTGAACAAGGCGGTCCCAGAGAAGGTAAGTTAATTAGGAACTTAGCTTTTGTTACGTATCTTAATGATATTGAAGACGGTGGTGAAACAGAATTCCCTCAACAGAATATGATGATAAAACCTCAAAAAGGGTTAACAACGATATTCCCAGCAGGATGGACTCACCCTCACCGAGGCTACCCCGCAGTAAGTGAAGATAAGTACATTGTAACAGGTTGGGCTAGTTATTTCCATCGTTGCTAATGAAAGTAGTTGCGTTAATCCCTGCACGTTTACGTTCTACTAGATTACCGCGAAAACTTATTCAAAGCATTGGCGGTAAGAGTATCATACAGAGAACTTACGAAGCGGTAGAATCTACAGGTTTATTTGATTTAGTATTTGTAGTTACTGGAGATGAAGAGATTATAAAGAAGACTCAAGCTCCTGTCATTAAGAGTACTACACATTACCTTTCCGGCAGTGATAGGATCGCCGCAGCAATCAAGAGTATATCTTGTGATGCCGTTATCAACGTTCAAGGTGATGAGCCATTTATTGATAGCACTTTGTTAGAAAGGCTTAGAGATGCGATAATTACAACTAAAGCGGATGTAGTATCTGCAGCTTTTCCTATTGAGAATGTTGATGAAATCAATAATCCAAATAACGTAAAGGTTTATTTTAATGAAGAAGGATTAGCTGAAAATTTCTCTAGAACCCCAATGACTGCTTCTAAGCATTATCAGCATATCGGTGTATACGCTTTTAAGAGATCAGCATTAGAGAGGTTTGGTAAACTAGAACCCAGTATGAGGGAAAAACAAGAGAAATTAGAAAACCTAAGATTCTTGGAAAACGGGATGAAAGTTCGTATATTGTTAACAAATGAACCAAGTATCGGAATCGATACTCAAGAAGACTTAGATAAAGCAAGAAAGTTATGGAGCTCTATGAACAGTTAACATCTCAAGATCGACTATTTTTAATCGCAGGACCTTGTGCTGTAGAAGATGAGAAGATGCCTCTACAAATAGCCAGGGATATTTCTGAGATTACTAAAAAGTTAAATATACCTTATGTTTTCAAAGCAAGTTATAAGAAAGCTAACCGCTCTCGATTAGACTCGTTTACAGGCATTGGAGATAAAAAAGCATTAAAAGCAATACATAAGGTAAAATCAGAATTAGGTATACCTGTAATTACAGATGTACACAGTGTAGATGAAGTTAAATTAGCAGCTAAATATGTAGATGTACTACAGATACCAGCTTTCTTAGCTCGGCAAACAGAGTTACTAATAGCAGCTGGTGAAACAGGTAAAATTGTTTCTATTAAGAAGGGACAGTTTATGTCTCCTGAATCTATGCAATTTGCTGTTGAGAAAGTTAGATCTACAGGAAACCATAGAGTACTTATCACTGAACGAGGGACGATGTTTGGGTACGGAGATCTAGTAGTTGATTACAGAGGTATTCCAATTATGCAGCAATATGCTCCAACAGTACTGGACATTACACATTCTCTTCAGCAACCTAACAACTCTTCAGGAGTAACCGGTGGACTTCCTCAATTAATCGAAACTATTGCTAAAGCCGGTATTGCAGTTGGAGTAGACGGTATCTTCTTAGAGACTCACCCTGACCCATCGAGAGCACTATCAGATGGTGCTAATATGTTACCGTTAGGAGAATTAGAAGACTTATTAACAAAGTTAGTTAAGCTTTATAACTTATCTAATATGTTATAAGTCGCTATATTTATAAGAATAAACCATTATACTATGAGTAGATTCCCCAACAGACGCTGGTTAGTTATACCAGTTAGTCAAGTTGAAAACATTAACTTTACCCAGGTACTAGAATCCTCAGCAGATTCCCTAAGGTACTCTGTAGACGGATCCCAGACCTTTGTAAAATACGAGGTAACAGTAGTTGAAGAGACATACTCAGAGACTCATACAGACCTAGAAACAAATGAAGAAGTAGTTAGTACAGTAGAGGCTGGTGTTTACGGAAGACCCGCTATCTACAACGGAACATACCCAGAATATAACCACCAAGAGATTCTAGAGCTATTAGCAACAGAAGCTTGGACAGCACCTATGAACGATGAATTGGCCAGATAAATCAGAAGGATTTGGAGATACAGTAGCAAAAGTAGCTCATGCTATCGGAGCAGATAAGATAGCAGATTCTTGGGCAGAAGCTACTGGCAAAGACTGTGGATGTAAAAAAAGACAAGAAACATTGAATAAGATGTTTCCTTACGATAACGAATAATGGCACTACATCACGGTACATATACCCGCAATTTTAGAAGTTATGCTGAGCTAAAAGCTCATATACCTTCCCTACCGGATAGGGTGTATGCTTTATTTCCTAACGGAGCTAGAGGTCCTGCTTCCACTGCACACTGTGTAACATACGGAGGAGAGCACTACCAGGCAGTATTTGCACAATGTGGAGGACCGCAGTATAGTACCTTCGGTACCAACGTAGCAAACTCTACATTACACGGTAACTTATCTACATACGATGGGATTATACAACCTTTTAGTGTAGATGGTCAAATGTATTCTAGAGTAAATAAGGTAGGTTACGACTACTGGACTACTAAAACTGGAACAAAATGGTATAAAGCAACCAGATCCTACAACTCTTCCGGAACCTACCTATCAGCTTACTCTCAAGATGTTACATTAACATTAGATAATTCTATAACTTTTGCCGATATCTGGAACTCAGCAGCCAGTACAGAGTTACCAGGTTATGTAACTATGGAATTAAACGGATCTTCTTACGGGAGTACCAAGTATACAGCATGTTACGGTGACTGGAACAGTACTCGAGGATTTGCCAACGCACAGAATGGAGATGATAGCTGTGTACCTGCTGGAGAACCTAAGATGAATGACTGGAATGCACGCCACGTACTATCCTACGTTCATGGATCTTCAGGATATAATGCAACCCGCTGTCAACCTACCTGCTGGAGTGGTACCGAAGATGTTGCTATGGAACAAATATGGTATGTTAAATTTGACAACGAATGATACTAATAGAAGATTTACAGAATAATCTATATATCGTTATGCAAGACGGTATAGATGTTGCATTATTTAACAGCAGAGAAGAAGCACAAAACTTTATAGATAATGCCAACTAGTGTAGGACCAAATACAAAAGGAGAAGAGAATCTAGTCTTTGGCTATGATTTATCGGATAACTATAACTCGTATATAGGAGAACCTGCTACGAATTCTCAAGCTTATAGCCATTCTGCTATGACTCAAGCAGGGTTTGATGCCTGGGGATGTTACGATGGTAATAACAGCTCCCCTGCTTACCACTCCTGGGGTAACGCACAATCTAAAACTCTAGTCAGTATAACAGGTCCTAACGGTAAATATGTTAACGCAATGTTATACCATAATTTTACTGGAGGCTTTCACGGACCTACAAACTGGAGTGGAGTAGCTGCTTCTTTGTTAACTAATGGTAGTAAGATAACTGTGCAAGGATGGGTAAAAGCAGCAGACGCAGCAAGTGTTGGAAAAACAGTAACACCGTATTTGTATTATAGTAAAGTTGGAGGAGGGTCTTATAGCACCGGTACTGGTTATACACTAACAGCAAACTGGCAGCTAGTCTCACATTCCTACACGGTACCTGAAGGCTCTACAGGAACAGGTACAATGTACTTTTTTACAAGCGGTGGTACAGATATTAAAATGTATTTAACAAATACAGCGATTGTAGGAGGAAAGCTCCATGCTGTACAATGGCTTCCAGGAGGAACAACAAGATCAGCCACCCAAGGCTTACTAGATCTCACAGGCAATTCAACAATCGATCTATCAAACGTATCATTTGACAGTAATGCACAAATGACTTTTGATGGTACGAGTGACTATGCAACAATTCCACATAACACAGTAATGCGAGATACAGAAACACTTGCCATAGAGACTGTATTTCAAGTATACTCCCAGTTTGGATATTATGGAGGAATTATAGGAAAAGGTACAAGTGATACAGATGAAGAATATTTCTTAGGAATACAACCTAGCGGTAATAGGATTTATTTTGATGTAGGTATAGGAAGCGGACCTTACGTAAATGCTGTACAAACTATCAACTCTAATCAATACTACCATGTAGTAGCAATGCATCAGAGAATAGGAAGTACATCAGTATGCTCTATTTACGTTAACGGAGAATTTGCATCTAACACAACATCAGGCGCAACAAATAGTGTCAATACTAATACAACTGATATCACAGTAGGAGCTAGGTGGAGTAATGGAAGTAGCTCTTTCAACGGAGCTATACCTCTATTGAAGATGTATAACAGAATACTATCAGCCGAAGAGATCAAATCAAACTTTAACGCCATCAAAGGCAGATTCGGGATTTAACATTTATAGTTATGTCATTACACCATAATCCTAGAATAACCACAAACGGGCTTATAACTGCCTTAGATGCTGCAGATCCAAATTCATACCCAGGATCCGGAACTACATGGTACGATATGTCAGGTAATGGCAATCACGGCTATATCTCAAGCGGAGAGTTTGTAGCTGGGGACAAATACCTAAGGAATTTAAACAATACCTCAAATTTCTTCACTGTAACTGTAAATCATTCTTCTGTAATTAACGATGCTTTTACTACAATTACCGGTGGATGGACAATAGAAGAAGTTATCTGGACTAACTCAACCACATACCCAGAAGCAGACGGAGGCTCAGTAGTAAGTAGTAACGCATATAGTTCTGGTCAAACTGGTTTTGACTGGAATCACGGACAAGGATCTTTATCTAGCTTTCAGTTTGGTATGAGCAGTAACTCAGGCGGTTCTTATGAAGATCGTGTTTACATTTCTACCGGTAACTATAATTCATTAAATACCTGGAGAGTAAGAACAATGATATGGGATAGAGGAGCAGACCAGGTAAAGCTCCATATGAATGGAGAGTACATGGGAGCACAGAGTATACCCAATACATCTGGAACTTCTATCTATGATGGAGGTGGAATACTTTTTGGAAGCCTGTACGGATGGAAGCATTACGGAAGACGTGCAAGTATAAAAATATACAACAGAGTATTAACAGCCAAAGAGGTCAAATCAAACTTTAACGCCATCAAAGGCAGATTTAATATTTAGTAAGTTATGGCAGTAAGACACGGATACGGAAAGATAGCAGGTGCTGATGCATTAGTATTTGCATACGATACTGGAGATACTAGAAATAGTTATAGGGGTGAGCCTACTGAGAATCTAGTATACACTAACTCAAATGTTTATACATTAGGTGCGTCTACTTTTCCTATTGATCCACCAGTCAAAGAAGTTTTCAACGGCAGTACTCAAGCTAATTTAAGTTGGACAGATCACTTAAGATGGTATAACGAAACAATTCCTTCTGGAACTACAATTACTATTTCCGGGTGGTACATGGTCTACCATATAAATCCTACTACAGCATGGCAAAGTAGCGCTAGATTAATTATATATTCTTCTGCAGGATATGGAGGTACAGTATGTAATCCTGGAGCTTGGAATACTTGGAAATATTTTGAAGTAACTTATACTGTACCCTCTGACACAACTAGTTTTAGACTAGAAGATGCTGGGTATGACTATTATAATGACGCAGATAAAACCAATACAACAGCTTATGGATGTAATTATCAGCTTGAACTAAAGTCTCACGCTACTCAATTTGTAAACGGAACAAGATCAGCCACAGAAGGATTAAAAGATTTGACAGGAAATACTTCTGTTGATTTATCTAACGTATCATTTGATTCTGATGCAATAATGACTTTCGACGGTACAGATGATTATATGAGCATTGCATCCTCTAATACTATTACAGATTACTCACAACCTTTTACAATGGAAACCATCTTTAAGGTAGACACAAATGCTACCTGGGATAACGGGTACAGAAGTAATATATTTAGTATAGCAGGCTCGTATGGAGGAATGTACGGTTTATTTAAGTACAACAACACAGATGTGGGTATTCAGTTGAGAGATGGAGATAGCACAACCTACGCAGTAGCTACAAACCTATCCAAAGGAGGATATTACCATTTAGTAGGAACTAGTAACGGATTAGGTACAGTCTCTTTATATTTAAATGGAGTATTAACACAAGACAACGTAGGAACATTAACAGGCGCTCCTGACTCTCAAGGCCTATTCATAGGAGGATCTAGGGCGTTTGGTGGAGCTTACGGTAATCACTATCAAGGAGAAATACCAGTAGCTAAATATTACAACAGAGCACTCACAGCCGCAGAAGTGAAAAACAATTTTAACAATTATAAATCAAGATTTAACTTATAAAAGTTGACGTTCTAAGAAAAGGTTCTTATATTAAAGTTTATGCTAGTAAAGAAAGTTTTAGATAACGGAGGCATGATTAAGCCTCTTTTAGTTCCGAGTAATCTTACCGAAGGTACCGGGTTATGCAACCCATCTATATTAGTAGATGGAGATAAGATACTGGTTAACATACGTCATGTAAAGTACAACCTATATCATTCAGAGTTTAAACAAAAGTTTCCTTCTCGCTGGGGACCTCTAAGCTACTTACATCCAGAAGACGATTTAACCTTGCGAACAGTTAATTACTTTGGCGAGTTAGATGAGAATCTAGATCAGAAGTGGGTATCTGCTATTGACACATCTAAACTAGATGTAGAACCTATCTGGACATTTATCGGATTAGAAGATGGTCGATTAGTCAAATGGAATGATAAGATCTATCTAATCGGAGTACGTAGGGATACTACAGATAATGGAGAAGGTAGAATGGAATTCTCTGAATTAGATATTAAAGGTACTGAAGTAAAAGAAGTTACTCGTACTAGAATAGAACCGCCAGAATGGTCATATTGCGAGAAGAACTGGATGCCTATCTTAGATACTCCTAACCAGTTCGTTAAATGGTGCTCCCCTACAGAAGTAGTCGAAGCTAATCTAGAAGATAAGACCTCTTCCTCAGTTGCATTAGAACCTCACGAACACAAACTACCAAGAGACCTTAGAGGAGGTTCTCAGGTAATAAAGGTAGGTAAGTATTATTTTACGATTACTCATGAAGTAGACCTCTGGCACAACGAAGCTGATCAAAAAGATGCCCAATACTACCATAGAGCAGTATTATGGAACGAAGACTGGGAGATGGTAAAAGTTGGAAAAGAGTTTAAGTTTATGGACGGCTATATTGAATTCTGTACAGGTATAGCAGAACTTGGCGATGACTTCCTAATCACCTTCGGATTCCAGGATAATGCTGCTTATGTGTTAAGAGCTAATAAAGAAACAGTTTTAAATTACGTATTTGATGGACAAACTATTGAACAATAAGTTACTAGCTTACGCTAATAACCCTCAAGACGCCTTTGTAAACTTTGAACTAGGAGTCCGTTATATGCAATTAGGACAGAGAGCATCCGCAATCTCATATATCTTAAGAGCAGCAGAATTAACTGACGATAATGATCTAGCGTATACCTGTCTTTTACTTAACTACGAAAACTTAAACGTTCAAGTGGGTCGTTCACATTCAGCTAAAGGTCAACTTCTGCATGCGATAACGCTACAACCTAACCGCCCAGAGGCTTATTATATGTTAAGTTTGTATTTTGAAATAAAACAGCAATGGCAGGAAGCCTATACAGTCGCTTCTATTGCAGAGACATTAAAACCAGGTACGACTTACGCAGAGGTTAATTATCCTGGAGAGTACGGACCTATGTTACAGAAAGCAATCACAGGATGGTATCTAGGATACGGTCAAGAATCTAGACGTTTATTTAGAGAGTTGATTGAAGATACTACTGTTCGAACAGATCACCGAAGAGTTATTGAAAATAATATAAAAAACCTTGGGTAGAAGTTGCTCAATTGAGAAACTATTCATATATTAATATAATAATTAACAAAACAGTTAAATTTTAATTAGATGGCAAATCAGAAGATGACACCAGAAGAGCTCGGAACGATCCGCGCTTTACAAGAAGGTAATCAATCAGTTATCCGTGAACTAGGAGAAATTGAAGTGATCCGATTAAATTTAGATGCTCGTAGAGCTAACGCTCTTCAGACAATGGAGAATTTAAAAACACAGGAAACAGATCTTGGAAAAGAGCTTTCTGAGAAGTATGGTGACGGTACCGTAGATTTAGGTACTGGGGAATTTATTCCTAACGAACCACAAGAAGAAATTACAGTAGAATAATTATTTAGTAGTTTCTATTAGAACAGAGAGGGTTTCGGCCCTCTTTTTCTATTTATATAAGAGGATTTACATTTCCCCAATAGACAATTTCCGATAGGTTTTTTGTATATTAGTGACATATTTATATAAAGACTAATTAACCTTCAACTAAGATGGCTGAAAGAATTTTATCACCGGGTGTATTCTCAAGAGAGAATGACCTATCATTTTTAACACCAGCTCCAGCTGAGATCTCTACAGCAGTAGTAGGTCCAGCGGTAAAAGGACCTATCGACATTCCTACGGTAGTACGTTCTTACGGAGAATACAAAAACGTTTTCGGAGAAACTTTCCTATCAGGAAGTGACTACTACGTACACTTTACTGCAATGGCAGCAGAAAGATACTTCGACCAAGGCGGTTCATCACTGCTCGTAACAAGAGTATCGGGTGATAGCTTTACCGCTGCATCTGCTACAGTAGCTAACGATACATTAAGTAACGACTTATTCAAACTCGTGACCTTAGCAGAAGGCGAGATCATGAACAATAACGGCGGTACTGGAACTAACAACGCTTTAACAGACGGTACAGTAGATAACATCAGATGGGAGATCACTTCAGTAAATGCTGTATTGGGAACTTTCTCACTCGTTATCAGAAGAGGTGATGACAATGATAAGAACAAAGTCATCTTAGAATCTTTCTCTAAGTTGTCATTAGATCCTAAATCAGAGAACTACATCAACAAAGTAATTGGTGACCAGGTAGAGAGTAACTCTAACGGCGTAATTACAATGACTGGTGATTATCCAAACAGATCTAGATACGTAAGAGCGGCAGCCATCTATAAAATGCCAGACTACTTCGACAACAACGGAGTAGCTAAAACAGCTTACTCAACAGTATTAGCAGATCTATCAGCTACAGACGGAGCATTCTCAGGAGCAACAGGAGCATTATTCCAAACAGGAGTGGCAGCTTCTTTCTATCAAGATGCACCACACCCAAGCTCTGAAGACAGCCAAGGTATTGATGTAAGTCTTACAAGCACTGCTTACAGCAACGCTCTTGCAGCATTAGCTAATAAAGACCAATTTAGATTTAACGTATTGATGACTCCCGGTATCAACCAAGACCTTAACGGAGCACTTGTTGGTTCATTCATTGATATGGTTGAAGATAGAGGAGATGCAATCTACGTTGCCGACTTAGTGGGTCACGGTGCTCCTTCAGTATCAACAGTAACTGCTGAAGCAGGATATGCTAATTCATCTTACGCTGCTGCTTACTGGCCATGGGTTAAAGTATACAGCCAAGGATTAGGAAAAGATGTATGGGCTCCTGCTTCTACAGTAATGGGAGGTGTTTACGCCTTCAACGATAGAGTAGGCGCTGAATGGTTCGCACCTGCAGGTCTTATGAGAGGTGGTATTCCTGGAGTAACTGCTGCAGAAAGAAAACTTTCACAAGCCAATAGAGATGAGCTTTACTTAGGTAAGGTTAACCCAATCGCTACATTCCCAGGTTCTGGTATCGTAGCATACGGACAAAAGACATTACAAACTAAAGCTTCTGCACTTGATAGAGTAAACGTTAGAAGACTTCTTATTAGTCTTAAGAACTTCATCGGCGATCAAGCAAACAACTTAGTATTCGAGCAGAATACAATTGCTACTCGTAACAAGTTCTTGAGCTTAGTCAACCCATATCTTGAAACTGTAGTACAGAGACAAGGTTTATACGCTTACAGAGTAGTAATGGACGACACCAACAACTCTGCTGATGTTATCGACAGAAACCAATTGGTAGGTCAGATTTACATCCAACCAACTAAAACTGCTGAATTCATCGTTCTTGACTTTGTTGTACAACCAACAGGTGCAAGTTTTGGAGCGTAACTATTTATAATAAAGTAAACTAAAGTAACATGCCAGTACTAGATCCAAATGAAATCATGTTTACCGCCTTCGAACCGAAGGTAGCTAACAGGTTTATTATGTACATCGATGGAATTCCATCATACATGGTTAAGAGCGCATCATCTCCATCTTTCACAGATAATGTAATCAAACTCGACCATATCAACAGCTACAGAAAGCTACGCGGTAAGAGAGAGTGGCAAAACATGACACTCAGCTTATACGATCCAATCACTCCTTCTGGCGCACAAGCTGTAATGGACTGGGCTAGATTGGGCTACGAGTCAGTAACGGGTAGAGCTGGATACTCAGATTTTTATAAAAAAGACGTAACGTTAAACATCTTAGGTCCTGTCGGCGATATCGTCGGTGAGTGGATCATCAAAGGTGCATTCGTAGCTTCTTCAAACTTCGGTCAATACAACTGGTCAACTGATGAAGCAATTAACGTTGAATTACAACTCGCAATGGATTATTGCGTACTAAACTTCTAATTAAGTTATGGATAATTTTGATTTAAGAAAATTTTTAGCAGAAAGTAAGCAGCCAATCCAAGAAATGGAAGCTGTTGAAGAGACAATCGAAGAGACTGCTGCAGAAGCAATGGAAGAGATTGTTGCAGAGTATGTAACAGAAGCTCTAGGCTGTTCTGATATGAAAGAAGTAGCTAACATCATCGAAGGTCGTTGTAACAGAGCAGCGATGGAAATGAAGATGGAAACTATTGCTGAAGTATTAGATGCTTACGAAGGTAGATTAGCAGAGATTAAAGGCAGTCAGTACTTTAAGGAAATGGCTGACGAAGCTAAAGTAGGTACTCAAGAAGGTATGATTAAAGAACTTCACGAGATGGCAATGTCTATCAAGGAAGAGTACAAAAAAGCTTACATGCCAGAAGAAATGAAAGAAGAGGAGAAAGTAGAAGAGAAAAAAGCTCCTAAAAAAGAGAAGGAAGATAAGGAAGAGAAAGAAGAAAAATAAACCTCGCCCTGTCAAGCAATAAAAAACCCGGATCTTAGTTGGTTCGGGTTTTCTTTTTTCATATATTTATATATAAATTGAGTTACAACTAATTAAGTATATGGAATCAAAGTACAAATTACCTACCGAACAGGTAGATCTACCATCAAAAGGACTTCTATACCCAGAAGATCATCCATTAGCCAGCGGTACAATTGAAATGAAATACATGACCGCTAAGGAAGAAGATATCTTAACCAATCAGAACTATATTACAAAAGGTACGGTTATTGATAAGCTCTTACAGTCCTTAATTGTTACTGATGTAAATTATGATGAGATCTTAATCGGCGATAAGAATGCTATTATGATTGCTGCTCGTATACTATCTTACGGTAAAGAGTATGTATTTAACTACAACGGAGTAGAGCAAACAGCAGATCTCTCTACATTTGAGCATAAGGTAATCGACGAAAGTGAATATACTAGAGGTCAGAATGAATTCTCCTTTCAACTTCCTAATACAGATAACTTAGTTACTTTTAAACTACTCACACACGGTGATGAGAAGAAGATTGAACAAGAAGTAAAAGGCCTTCAAAAGATTAATAAAGATAATATTGCAGAAGCGACCACTCGCCTAAAGTACTTACTTACATCTATCAACGGATCTGCAGAAAGAAAAGATGTTAGGGAGTTTGTAGATTACGGACTATTAGCCAGAGATGCAAGAGCGTTGAGAGAAGAGTACAATAGAGTATCACCAGATGTCGACCTTACATACGAGTATGAAGACTATAACGGAGTAGAGCAGGAGGCTACTCTGCCGATTGGAATCAACTTTTTTTGGCCTGACGCCTGAGTATAGAACTCTACTCTTCCAGCAGATACATGAAATCTGCTTTCACGGCCAAGGCGGTTATGACTGGCATACAGTCTACAACATGCCTATATGGCTAAGAAGGTACACTTCACAGACCATCCGTGAATTCTACGAAAAACAAGCTGAAGCTCAAAAAGAAGCTATGGAGAAATCTCAAGGTATTGAAAGAGCTCAACCAAGTACTTCTTCAGTAAGTATTCCAGATGCAGTAAAAAAAGCAAGTTACACAACAAAAGCGTCTAAAAAACAGTAATAAACTATTTATTACTATACCTATGTAACTATGGCTGACGGACAATTCGGAGATATTTCAGGAGATCAATTTAGAGAGATTCGAGATCAAGCATCTGAAGCGATTGCTAATATAAAAGCATACCGCCAGGAGCTTAATTCGTTTGGTGACGATGCTTTTAAAGGATTAGCCAGTACTCTACAAGATCAAGTTAATCTTGCAAAATCTTTATCGAGTATTAATAAAGATAATATTGCAGACGAAGTTAAGAAGAAGAGCTTTCAGGATAATCTTTCAAAAGCTAAAGCTAAAGAAGCAGATTTAGCAAAACAGATTGCCAAAGTAGACTCAGAGCGAAAACAACTATCTGGAGATATTGCAAAAAAAGTAGAAGAAGGGTACAGTCTTAATAGTAAGGTAGTACGAAAACTCCGCGAACAGTTAAGGTCACGTCAATCCGAACAAGAAGTCTTACTATACACTAAAGAGACTACTGGTGATTTAGTTAAGAACGCTGAAGCATTAGCTAAAGCAGTCGCGGAAGCAGGATCCAAGACAAAGCTTTTTGATAATATGTTATCTGCCGTCCGAGAGTTACCGGTTCTCGGTAGGTTCTTAGAAGGACCTTTCAGGAAAGCCGCTGAAGCAGCAGGAGAAGCAGCTAAGGAAGGAAAGGGAAGGTTAAATACGTTCTTACAAGGTTCTTTAGGATTAGCAAAAGGACTACTAGCACAGCTAGGACCAGCAGCAATCTTAGGAGCAATCTTAAAGGTAAGTGAACAAGCAGGAAACCTTAATAAGCAATTAGGGTTAGGGATGGAAGCTTCACGTAGAATGCGTGATAGGTTTGCCGAAGTAGGTCAAAATTCCGGATCTGCAAGATTTAACACAGAGAAACTTGTTAAAGCTAATGTAGAATTAAATGCTCAATTAGGAACTAGCATCGAATTCAGCGGTCAAATGCTACAGGACTTTGTTCAGATGACAGAGTATATGGGCTTATCTGCTGGAGCAGCCGGTAAACTAGCCACATTAGGTAAGATTACCGGACAAGAATCTAGCGAATTCGCAGGAAATATTGCTGAATCTGTAGTATCGGCTAATAAAGCTAACGGAGTATTTATATCAACCAGTAAAGCTTTAGAAAAAGTAAAAGATCTATCAGGAACTACTCTCTTAAACTTAAGAAGAAACCCTGAAGCAATAGCTGAAGCTATCGTAGCTACTGAAAAACTAGGTATGAGCTTCCAGCAGTTAAGAAATACTGCTAATAGTTTATTGGATTTTGAATCATCTATATCTAATGAACTAGAAGCTGAGTTACTAACTGGTAGAGAGCTTAATCTAGAAAGAGCTAGAGCTGCAGCATTAAGAGGTAACGACTTAGAGTTAGCTAAAGAATTAGCCAATCAGGTTGGAACATTAGCTGATTACGAAAGCATGAACGTTATTCAACGCGAATCCTTAGCAAAGGCATTCGGTATGAATTCCGACGCAATGGCTGATATGTTGATCAAACAAGAATTGATGAATAAGCTCGGAAAAGAAGCCAAAGACTTATCATCAGAACAAGCTAGAGAGATCAATCAGTTAGTCAAGGATAATCCTGGAATGACTCCTCAACAAGCTCTATTAGAGTTGCAGTCTCAAGAAACAGCTACTAAGAAATTCCAAGATGCCGTCGCAAAGCTTAAAAACGTTTTTACTGATATAGTATCTTTCTTAGAGCCTTACATTCAAAAATTCGGAAACTTTATAGAAACTATATCATCCTCGGGAATCGCTAAGACCTTAATGGGCGGCGGAATGATGGTTGCAGCAGGTTTAGCTTTAAAAAACTTAGCTTTCCCTCGCGGTACTATGTTAAATCCCATGGTTACTCGTCCGGTAGGTGTTGGAAGCGCCGGCGGAGGAATGATGTCTACATTGCCCGGAGGTTCAAGATATGCTGCTGCAATGCGAGCTAATAGTATGGGAAGATTTGGTATGTCTAGAGCAATGGGTGCAGGAGCAGGATTAGGTTTTGGAATGGGCGGCGCACTCGTTCAAATGGGTGGAAACGCTCTAGCGAGTAAGTTCGAGGAATCAGGAAACATGGCAGCAGCACAAACTACAGACATAGTATCGGGAGCTGGCCAAGGAGCACTATACGGTGCAGCTTTAGGATCTGTTGTACCTGTAATAGGAACGGCAGCAGGAGCAGTAATCGGAGGAGCAATTGGATTAATCTCCGGAGGAATTGAAGCTTCTAATAGAAGAGCAGAAGAGCAGGCTAAGAAAGACGAAGAGAACAAGAAGTTAGAAAAAAACCACTACGCACAGATGGTAGATCAACTCAGAGTCATCGCTAAGAAAGAATCAGAGATTTATATGGATGGGAACAAAGTTGGTTTAGGTTTAGTACAAAGTAACCCTCAATTAGGAGATTAATTATGCCGTTAATAGATTTAAAGACAAATTTAAAATCGCTTAAATTTACAGGAGCGGCACCTTATGTAACTAAAGACATAAACAATCCTCCAGTATACGGAGCTTTAAGTAATGAAATTAGCTCTCGTGTTGATGATGTATCTAGGCTAGTTAAACTTTTAGCAGATACTCCTGGCGTTAAATTCATATCTCATCAAGCATTGCTCCAAGCTAGCGACCCTGCGAATGCTTCTGATAAGCGGACAGTAATAGGTCGAGCTATAGATGTAGCAGGAAACGTATTAAAAAATACAGCTAGAACAGTAGGTACAGCATTAGCACAAGCAGGTGTAAATGGAACCGGCACACACTTTATACAACCCTCACCAGAGTACTACTACACAGCAGGTTCCGCCGCACAAATAGCCTCAGTAAATTCAGAAGTTACACAGACAGCTGAATCGCCATTACTATTAAAAAACAAAGTAAGTAGGTATAATCTAAACGGCGATAAACCTAGTGAAGTATACAACGATAAAATATGGACTTCTGCATCCCTTGCAGCATACAACGATGGATCAGTTATTATACCCACTGGTAAGAAAGGTACTAAATCTTTAGAAAGTAAATACGGATTTGCACAAGTCTCAGGATCTGATAGTGTAGGATTGACTGACATATACAGCTCTGGAAGCTCTGAAGAAATAAGTAATCTTAAGAAGGACCTGGTGCCGATTATATTCGGTAAATACCCAGACTTAGAATATAAACTCTTTAGAGGATTTATCGGAAGTATTACAGATAACTTTCAAGCAAATTGGAATTCTCAGAAGTACGTCGGTAGAATGGAAAACTTTTTCATATACACAGGCTTTAATAGGACAATAAGCTTTAACCTAACTATACCTATTTTCTCAGAAGAAGAACAACCAATCGTATATAATAAAGTTAATGCGCTTGTTTCACATACAGCTCCTGAATACAAAAACGGAACAGGAATACCTTCAGGAATCATAACTCATTTAAGAATAGGAGATTACTTAGACACTCCAGGAGTACTTAATAGCGTAGGTATTACTGTAGATAATAATATACCTTGGAGCGCAGGACCAGGAACATCACCTATGTTGCTCCCTCAGGTACTTCAAGTAGCTGTACAATTTACCCCAATTCACACAGAAACTCCGCAATACCATAACTCAGCTTTATCGTCAACTGAGCAACAACTTCCATATATCGGTAATACTCAAAAAGTAAAATCTAATAAATTATGAGCAGGTACGGGTCAATAGAACGTAGAGTAGTTGAAGGTAAAATTGTAAAAGAGACCTCAATCTATCCAGAAGTTGCCACTTCGGAAGAAGATTACTATATTATAACTTCTATGGGGGACAGGTATGATATATTGTCAAAGCAGTTTTACGGAACTTCAGACTACTGGTGGGTTATTGCATCTAGTAATCCTCATGCTAAAAGGGATACTCTTTTTTTAGAACCAGGTATACAGTTAAGGATTCCACCTTACAGACAAGTCACTAAGCAATATGAAGATTTAAATGAATCTCGATGAGCAGTTATCAAGCAAAAGATTTTAAAGTAGGAGAACCTATAGACGGTAACGTAGCTAGTCATATTAAACAGCTACAGAAAGTTTTCGGCGAACAATCTTCTCGTTCAGAGTACATAGAACTACAATCTTCCATACCATGGATCAAGATGCAGTCCGGTGTAATCTTGGATGCAAAAGCAGCTGTTGAGTATGGAACTACCTCTGGGAATCAGTTAGCTAAAGATAATATTTTATTTGGGCTTAACAGTAGGGCAGTTATTACTGATGAAAACGGTAATAAGGATATTACATATAGCCCTAATACCGGAGGGCTACCCGGATATCAAAAGACTAGCGCCCTGGGTTACAGACCAAAACCAGGTATTACAAGCCTGGGAATTAGATCTCACAACAGATTCGGATCTCTAAGAACTGCTACAATAAGCTTTCAGTGCTGGTCAAAAGAGCAGATGGATACTATCGAAGTACTTTACATGCGACCTGGAATGACTGTACTACTGGAATGGGGACACAGTAAAGTATTAAAATCTTCAGACAAGGTAGAACCATCAGACTACGGTATAGATTACTTTACAGCAAGTGATAAGATGTCTAAGGTCATTTCAAAAATAGATAGTAAAAGAAAAACATCTAATTATAGCTATGACGGTATTGTTGGTATAATTAAAAACTTCTCTTGGAAATTCAGACCAGATGGAGGGTACGACTGTCAAGTAAGTTTAGTTACTGCTGGAGATCTTATAGAATCCTATAAAGCGAGTTTTTACGTAGAGCAGAGCGTACTAACACAGGAGTACCAAAGCCAGGTGAGTAGTTATCAACAAAACCAAGCATCTGGAAGTGCCGCCACAATTACATTCCCTTACACTGCAATCGACTATGATATAACAAGTGGTTCTGCTGCTCTAAACGGTATCCCGAATTTAGCAGACACTTATACTCAATTTTGTGGTTCTGTAGAATCTACACTAAGTGATCTTGGAGGGTTATTTGGCGAGTACATCAACGCACGCGCTCAAGGAACCGCTCAAGAAGACCCATTTATTGCCGCAGGCTTTGATACATCCACAAACTCTATCGAGGTACTTACCAACCGCGTGCAGGATTTGATAAAGTCTTTAAAAGTTGTAAAAGGAGGAGACGTAATTGGAACAATTCAGCGGTACTATTCTCTCGGTAGAGTACGTCAATTTGGAGAAGAAGAAAAACTTAATCTCACGGTAGATACTGCGTGGTCGAATGGGATCGTTAACTTTAATGTACGTGAGAACGACCTAACCGCAGGCACTTATGAAGCAGGCTTTATTAGCTTACTGCCGATGCAGAATCCGTATCCAACTACACCTGAATTTGTAAAAGGAATACAGGATTACCAGACAAACAAAAGTAGAGACGCTGTAGAATGTATTGACGCCTTCTTTAATCTAATTTGCAAAACACCAGTAACCTCAGGTAATACAACTACGCAATTGTTTGAAAACCCAGTGTCCGTATTGAACATTCCTTTTACCGGCGGAACACGTGTTTTAACTGAAGCAGAATATAAAAAAGCACATCAAGGTAGATTCTACGACCCAGGCCGAAATTCCGTAATAAGTAATTATTATGAATTGGAAGAGAAATCACCCGGAAAAATAATCGACCAAAACCTCAACGAGGTCCCTGAACTATGGAAGTATGATTTTGAAAGTCCATCTAATTCAAATACAAGGGAGCGCTTGAATCCGTATTTTGTAGGACCTGCTTTTTTCTTCAGTGTAAAATATGTAGGCTTTCAAACAATGTTAGCACAGCAAGGATCTAACGCACAAGTAGTAAATGCAGGAGCTGATGATTCATATATAGATCCAAATGATGACAACTTATCAAAGTTACATTATCACCTACGATCAAAATTTGACAATCCATATGTTGCTGCGTATTTAAAAGACTCTTTTATAGGTCAGCAATTCACCGATGTATTTAAGTACAGGTACCTATGGGATCTGGTGGATGGATCTACCGGGACTTTTAAACCTTCTGATAGAGTTAAAGAACTTTTTGGCTCTGATGAAACATCAGAACGTGTTGCAAACTTAATGATGTACGATAGTGATCCGTATTTTAATACATACGAAAAACAGTTGCTATCTTGGAGCTACCTTTTAGGAGGTAGGTTTGTTTCGACGAACAACGAACCTGTACGTAACACGGTATACATTAAGTTAGGAGCATTATTAGAGTTACTAAACAGACACGTACTGCAGAGCGACTCAGGGTATTTCTTTCTCTTCAAATCAATGTACAAAAATGAATTAAGTACTCCTTTATACAGAACTCAAGATGATCATTTATCTGTAAATCCTGAAATATGTATACTACCAAACAGCTTATCCAAACTTAATATTAGTAGATCTGCAACCTTTGTTGTAGATTATCAAGCACCTATAATTCTTAATATAGAGTTAGGTATTAACTTTATATTAGATACCCTAAATAAGTATATTGATGATCAAGGACAGGTAACAATTCTTACTTTTGTACAAGAAGTTTTAGATGAAATCTCTAGAGTATGTGGCGGAATTAATAACCTACAGTTACAATACCGCGAAGATTCTTCATTATTCCATGTAGTGGATAGAAATGCAGTAACACCGATCGCTGAAGCTGAATATCCAGAACTTGAAGTGTTCGGATTAAGTAGTATTATCAAAGACATAAACATGGTTAGTAAGATTACTCCTAAGATGTCTTCCATGATCGCTATTTCTGCACAAGATACTGCTTTCACTTCCACTCAAGACGCTACAGGCTTTGGAGCACTTAATAGGGGTATCACAGATAGAATTTTTACTGATCGATACGACGAAGATCGTAAAGAAAGAGAAGATCTTACAGACTATGATTCAATTCGAGACCGGTTAATAGAGGATATTGTTGATCTCCGTACACATATACTCTTATATTACCGAGCTAGAACAATTCCAAGAATTGGGAAAGATACTCAAGTAGGAGTATACCAGAACTACTGTAACTACCTAGCCGGCGCAGATAGTGTTTACAATCACAACAAGGTACCTACATACAACTTTATAATACCTTTCCAGGTTGGATTAAGTTTATATGGAATATCAGGATTACAAGTAATGGATGCTTTTAGATTGAGTAAAGATGTACTACCGAAGACATACGGAGGACGTTCTGATTCAAACATTGCTTTTTTAATAACCGGAATTGAACATACAATAAACAATGGAGACTGGGTCACTCAACTGAACACTCAAATATTCAATGTTGATAAAAAAATAAGCGGGTTATACCCGAGTATTAGTTTTGATATAGATAGAATGCCGCCAGGCTTTGACGATCTACTAAACGGCGAACCGAAATTAGATATTTCAACTGTGAACTGGACAGGAAGTTATCCGTTAACAACGTTAACTAGACATCCTAGTACACCTAACGCAGATAATAGACCTACTCAAAGTATATTAGACGCACTCCTATTACTAGATAAGAATATTCTAATCCCGATTACTACTCTGTTCGGTACAATAGGGATAACCAGTGCATACAGAAGCCCGTCAGTCAACTCAGCTATAGGCGGCAGCACCACTTCACAGCATTTAAGAGGTGAAGCTGTAGATTTTACTAGTGTCGGTAACGGATCTAGCTTAGCTACAGTATTCAAGTGGATTGCAGAAAACTTAGCTTTCGGTCAGTTAATCTGGGAAAAAGGTAACGACACAAATCCGCATTGGATTCATGTAAGCTTCTCATCTAATAGAAACGCTCAGGAATTATTACGCTACGACGGATCCTCTTACAAAGACTGTGATAAATTTGGAAAGTATGTATAAGCCATCATTTAAAGGTACCATAGAACCTACAGTACAAAATCAAACTCCATCAAGTGGAGAACCTGATTTCTCTCCAAAAGCACCTCCGGAAATTAAGCTTAGCGAAAAAAGACAATCAGGAAGATTCTCTAGATACTTTATACAACATAAGTCTGATAGGATTATTTACGAAGTCTCATTAAAGACTTATGAAGAATTACTTAAGCAATCAGAGAGATATGACTTTAGGTTGTATAATCTCGCAAAATTAGAATGGGACGCTACATTACCCGGAGAAGATACATACTACGGGAAGTATAAAAGGGAAGGGTCTAATACTAGAAATATGAGAGAGGTGAATTTAGCAGAAGAGAAAATGTCTGGTTTACGAGACTATTTAAAACCTGTAGAAAGGTTGTTTTAGAATAAAATCTTTCGTATATTAATAGAGGTTATGAATAATAAGTTATGTTTTACATCGTTGAAAGCGATAGTCAATTAAAATACCTTTGTAATTTAGGACGAAATGGAGGTTATGTTGAGGTAGTTAGATCTAACGACCGCTATCATCCTATGCTTTCTTCTGCAGTCGCACTATATATTAGACCTTTAGATCATAAGGAAGGTTATATTATTCCTATTGATCATGAGGAAGGACTAAATCTCTCAAAGAAAGAGGTACAAGAGGTATTAAAATGCTTCGAAACACTATATACATATAATAAGAAGACCTTCTTATACTATTTCTCTCACGGTAACATCAACGATATCAACCTAATGTACTCAATGATCGAGTACGATACCCTAAAACTTCCCGATCCTCCCCAGACCATACAGTGGTATTATAACAGGATGTCCGAGAAAGAGGATCTAAACCGTATCATTCCTTTATCTAAACTGCACGAAGCTTGCGAAAGGAATTATAACAGTCTTGTAGAGATCATACAAGATTACATAAACACCACAAAAGACCCTAGCTGGCCATTTTACAATAACTTAGCTACCGGAGTATTCTATTTATCAGAACATAACGGAGTAAGAATTACTTATGAAGAATTTATTGACAAGTTTAAACCGAATAACCCTAGCTTCAGTATTGCAGATAATATTTGTTATACAAGCTATAATCTTTATAATCCCACTAGTCGTCCTACTAGTGCCTTTAATAGCGTTAATTTCGCCGCCATCCCAAAGAAAGAGGAATTCAGAAGAGCCATCATTCCAAGGAACGATCGATTTATAGAATTCGATTTCGACGGATATCACATCAGGCTGATCGCTGAAGTAGTGGGTTACGAGTTTACTTCTGAGAGTGTACATACTCAGTTAGGTAGAATGTACTTCAATAAAGAAGAGCTAACCGAAGAGGAATACAAGCAATCTAAACAGAACACCTTTCAGATCATGTACGGTGGTGTTCCGGACAAATACAGACACATAGAGTTTTTTGATAAAGTAGCCTCCTACATAAATGAGATGTGGACTAGGTTTACTGTTGACGGAGTCGTTAGAGCTCCTATATCAAACAAGCCGTTCTACTCTAACCTCAAGGATATGAATCCTCAAAAACTTTTTAATTATGTTATACAAAGTTTGGAGACCTCAAGAAATATTCTTATCTTAAAAGAAGTATTAGGTTATTTAAGAAATAAGAAATCTGGAGTAGCATTGTACACATATGATGCAATATTATTTGATTTTGATTTAACTGACGGTAAAGAGACGTTAGAAGAGCTTAAACGGTTATTAGAAACATCTGGGAAATACCCAGTGAAATTTAAAAGCAATACAAATTTAGTTTTGGATTAATAAAATCTATTTATAATGGAAGTTACGACACAAGAATTCGGTTACGATTTTATCACCGACAACAGCATTTGGAACGACGATATGAGCAATAAATTATTCTGTACATTTACTACGGAAGAGAATCTTGATACTCTAATTGAAGAGATTAAAGGCAAGTACGATATTATGTACAACAAGATCTTCGTACTATACTCTAAGAGCAATCAAGAGTACATCTGTACATATAATGTTGATTTCGGCAATGTTGCTAACTTCCTAGACAATACTATCTTAGTACATAGAAAGAAAGAATCCAACACTTTATATACTATCAACGCACTAAACACTCTAATTAAGGAACTCAACGGAGGAATACCGGATCCTAGGTATAGAGTTAACTGGAGCGATTTTCGCAACTGTATCCTACTCACTAGAGGCCCAGAGTTAAAGCGTATCAATACTCGATTACATCAAATAATCGAACTTTAAGTTGTCTCTTAAAGATACATTTCGTATCTTTATATTCGAAAGATAATACAAACAGTTATAATTAAATTAGTTTTTCTATGGATTTATCCGCTATCAAGCAGAAACTTCAGGCTCAACAGTCAAACGGACGTGAGCGTGAAAAGATCGATTACGAAGCTACATTTTGGAAGCCCTCAGTAGGTAAGCATCAGATCCGAATTGTACCTTCTATGTTTAACCCTGAAATGCCTTTCAGTGAACTCTACTTCCATTACGGAATTGGTAAGTATCCGATGATTGCATTGACTAACTTTGGAGAGCAAGATCCTGTTGTTGATTTTGTAAACGAGTTGCGTAAGACTTCTGACCGTGATAACTGGTCATTGTCTGGTAAATTGGCTCCAAAGATGCGTGTTCATGCTCCTGTCGTTGTTCGTGGTGAAGAAGATAAAGGAGTTCGTTTATGGGGCTTCGGTAAGCAAGTTTACAACACATTGTTGCAACTAGCTGCTGACGAAGATATCGGTGATTTTACCGATGTTATGAATGGCTTTGATATCGTGATAGAAGTAGTTCAAGGTAACCCTTACCCGCAAACTTCTGTACGTGTTAAGCCTAAGCAAACTCCTTTGAGTGATAATAATAATCAGGTAGAGACTTGGCTAAAGACTCAACCGGATCCATTAAAGTCCTTTTCAAAGTACGACTTTGCATTCATTAAAAAGCAACTAGAAGGTTGGTTATCAGGTAACGAAGACGGAGCAGATGGAGCACCTGTTGCAGCAGCACCAGCAGCTACTCAAGCACCCGCCAATAATTTTACTGTAGAAACTCAAGCTCCTAAGAAAGCTGATACAGTAAGTCAGTTTGACGATTTGTTTGGCGACTCTTCTAACGACTTGCCGTTCTAAGTATGGCTAAGAGAAAAGGAGTATCGGAGACCGCTAAGGCGGCTATTAAGAAGGGATTTGATCTCAATAGTTTTAAGAAGAATAAAGGACTAGCTTCTACGAGCATTAAGTTTAAGGAGCAAAGCTGGATACCACTTTCTAAGTCATTTCAAGAGATCACTTCTATTCCAGGTATTCCCGAAGGTCATATTACTCTCTTACGTGGTCATTCGGATACCGGTAAAACTACAGCACTCCTAGAGGCTGCAGTTAACGCTCAGAAGATGGGCGTACTACCGGTATTCTTGATCACTGAGATGAAGTGGTCTTGGGAGCATGCTAAGGAAATGGGACTAGAAGTCCAAGAGGTTGTTGATAAAGATACTGGAGAGATTTACGATTACGAAGGATTCTTTATTTATGCCGATAGAGGTAACTTGCATACCATTGAGGATGTAGCTACTTTTATTATGGACTTGATTGATGAGCAGAAGAAAGGTAACTTACCTCACAACATGTGTTTCTTCTGGGACAGCATTGGTTCAGTACCTTGTGAACTATCTGTACGTTCAAATAAGAATAATAACGAATGGAATGCCGGAGCAATGTCTACTCAGTTTGCTAATAATGTAAACCAGAAGATCTTGCTATCAAGAAAAGAAGGTAATCCATATACGAATACTTTAGTTGCAATCAACAAGGTATGGACGATGAAGCCTGAATCCCCTATGGGACAGCCTAAACTACAGAACAAAGGAGGAATGTCTATGTGGTATGATGCTACGATGGTAGTAACATTCGGTAACATTACCAACCCAGGTACTAGTAAGATCAAGGCTATTAAAGACGGCTTACAGGTAGAGTTTGCCAAACGTACTAATATTCAGATTGAAAAGAACCATATTAATGGTATTCAATCTCGAGGTAGAATTGTTATGACTCCTCACGGGTTTATCGACGATGAGAAAAAAGCTATCGACAAGTATAAAGATGCGCATAAAGACCGCTGGTTGACGCTCTTAGGATCGGTAGAGTTTGATCTCGTAGAAGAGGGATCTATGGAGGAAGATATCCGAGATATCGGAGTAGAATTAACACCAAACTTTTAATGGGAAAATACGACTCGCTATTAAGTAGCATTCAGCAGTCGGCACCCCGTAAAGTTAACGATCACATCCTGGTTATCGACGCGATGAATACTTTCATCCGTAGTTTTACCATGATCAATATGATGACTCCAGAAGGAGTACACGTAGGAGGCATGGTAGGATTTATGAAGTCGTTGGGATTCCTAGTGAGAACTATGAACCCGACCAGGGTAGTGATTGTCTTTGACGGACCGGCTTCTTCACAAGCAAGAAAGAATATAAACTCAGATTACAAAGCTAACCGAGATATCACCAGGATTACCAACTGGGAGGTATTTGATAAGAAAGAAGACGAGTACGACTCTATGTCCGCTCAAATCGGTCGATTAGTTGAGTACCTTAACATGCTGCCGGTAGATATGATATCTATGCCTAAGGTAGAAGCTGATGATGTGATGGCTTACATCGCTCAACAGTTCGGCAAAGACAACAACAGAGTAACCTTAATGTCTTCTGATAAAGACTTCTTACAGATTGTCGATGATAACGTAGAGGTATACTCTCCTATTAAGAAGAAATTCTACGGTCCTAAAGAAGTAAGAGAAGAGGTTGGTGTTCTTGCTGAAAACTATTTAGTAATGAAGTCGCTTTTAGGGGATAACTCAGACAATCTCCCAGGAGTAAAGGGACTCGGTCCTAAGGGTATCTTTAAACACTTCCCAGATCTGATGGATAAATCAGGTACTGATTTGGATTATGTTTTCGATATCTGTGAAGCAGGGGTTGAGAAGGTTAAAGTATTTCAAAAAGTACTTACAAACTACGACCGAGTATGGCAAAATTACGATTTAATGAATTTAATGGAGCCAAGGTTGTCTGATCCCCAAAAAGTTCTTATATTGGACTTAATGGATAACTGTCCAGGTCAATTGAACGTTACAGCGTTTATGTTGATGCTAAAGCAGGATAACATCCAACACGGTATTACAAAGAATACAGAAAGCTGGTTAGAAAATTTTAGATATTTACTCACAATTAAGAAATAGGTTATATGACTCTTCACAAACTCTCACAATACGGAAAGCCTTTCCAAGTCAAGGTACTTGGTTCGCTTCTAACTGACAAAGGATTTCTATTAACTGTAAGAGACACTTTACAAGAAGAATACTTTGATGCTGATGCACATAAGTGGATTCTAAAAGAGATTGTGAATTACTTTGATAAGTATCACACTACCATTACGATGGATGTTATCAAAATTGAATTAATCAAGATTGAGAACGATGTACTAAAGACTGCAATTAAAGAAGAGCTGAGGAACTCTTATCAAGCATCCCAGCAGGATTTAGAGTACGTACAAGAAGAGTTTACAACTTTCTGTAAGAATCAAAAGCTTAAACAGGCTTTGATGGATTCAGCTGATCTGCTTAATCAAGGTGACTACGATTCTATTCGTGGTATGATTGAACAGGCATTGAAAGCTGGTATGGATAAGAATATCGGTCACGAATATCTTAAAGATGTTGAAAGCCGATACAGAGAAGATTACCGGCCTACTATTCCTACTCCATGGAAAGTAATGAATGAAAACTTCCAAGGAGGAATGGGACCTGGAGACTTAGGTATTATATTCGGTAATCCCGGAGGAGGTAAATCATGGATGATGGTTGCTATGGGAGCTCATGCCGTGCAGCAAGGATTTAACGTCATCTACTATACTCTTGAGTTAGGTGAAGATTATGTAGGTAAGCGCTTTGACTGTTACTTTACTGGGTACTCTATTGATGAGGTCAACAACCATAGAGATAAAGTAGAAGAAGTAATGGAGAAGCTACCCGGTAGACTTATTGTGAAAGAGTACCCTCCTAAGCAAGCATCAGTTACTACTGTTAAATCTCACATCCAGAAATGTGAAGATATGGGCTTCAAAGCTGATATGGTTATTATCGACTACGTAGATTACTTGAGAGGACCTTCAAAGAAATTCGCTGAACGTAAGGATGAGATTGATGATGTATTCGTAGGTGTTAAAGGATTGGCTAAGGATCTGAAAATACCTATCCTAACACCTTCCCAAGTAAACAGAATGGGTGCTAAGGATCAGATTATTGAAGGAGACAAAGCAGCAGGCTCTTACGACAAGTTAATGGTAGCAGATTTCGCAATCTCACTCTCCAGACAGAAAGAAGATAAAGTAAACGGTACCGGCCGTATTCATATTATGAAGAATAGGTACGGTATGGACGGTATGACATACAACGCTCTTGTAGATACCAACAATGGTCAGATAGATATCTCAGACGATATCATGACCGAGGATTTATCACCAGTACAACCAACTAATGTACCAGGTGTTGATACCCATGATAGGGCAATTTTAGCAAAAAAGTTCTTCGAATTAACGCAGAAGAAGTAATAGGGCCTTATTTATTAAACACGGCCCGAGAGTATAATAACTCAAGGGCTGTTTTTGTCTAATAGTTTACCAAATATATAAGTATATGAGTATATTACAAGAGCGAGTGGTTTATAAGCCATTTGAGTACCCCGCCGCACATGAATTCTGGTTAAAGCAACAACAGGCACATTGGATACATACTGAAGTACCGATGGCTAACGATGTTACTGATTGGAAGTCAAATTTAAAGGATCATGAGAAAAATGTTGTAGGTGGGATCTTGAAAGGATTCGCTCAAACAGAAACAGTAGTGAACGATTACTGGACTGGCCTTGTAACAAAATGGTTCCGTAAGCCTGAGATCATTATGATGGCTACAACCTTTGGAGCTTTTGAAACTATCCATGCTGAAGCATACTCTTTATTAAATGAGCAGTTAGGATTGGATAACTTTGCGGAGTTCTTAGAAGATGAGAGTACAGCAGCAAAGATTGAGAATCTTATGGAAGTGAGAGATGGTCACAATGGTGAGATTGATTACCACGAAGTTGCCCGTAGCCTTGCTATCTTCTCAGCATTCACAGAAGGAGTAAACTTATTCTCTTCATTTGCAGTATTGTTATCATTCAAGATGAGAAACAAACTCAAAGGAGTAGGTCAGATTGTTGAGTGGTCAGTACGTGATGAATCACTCCACAGTAATGCAGGTTGCTGGCTGTTTAAGACTCTCATGGAAGAGCATCCAGAATTAAAGACTGATAGACTGATTACAGAAATCAGAGAAGCAGCTCAAGCAGCATTAGATCTAGAATTCAACTTTATCGATAAGATCTTTGAGATGGGTGATTTAGAAAATCTTTCTAAAGACGATCTAAAGAACTTCATTAAGCATAGAGTAAATACTAAGATGGGTGATTTAGGACTAAAGCCTTTAATCCCTTCTAGTGAGATTGATCAAGGAGCATTAAAAACTATGTTATGGTTCGACTCAGTAATTGCAGGAAAGCAACACACAGACTTCTTTGCAGGAAGAGTTACGAATTACTCTAAAGGTCATATGGAATGGGACGCAGCATCAATGTTCTAGAAGAAGATCACAACTTGCAGAAAGAGCTAGCTTACTGGAGCTATCAAAAGAAAGCATCTATAATGGAAGGCGACCTACAGGGAGCATTAGAGAGCGATAAAAATATACAACAATTATTACAAAAGAGAGACAATGTCTAGTATTAATGTAGATTACACTGAGTGGGTAGCAGGTAAAGATTACCCAGAATGGATGAGTGAAATATCCTTAGCAACTATATCTAAAGGGTATATGATGCCAGGAGAGACTCCAAAGAAGGCTTATAAGAGAGTCGCAGATACGGTAGCTATGCGATTAGGTAAGCCGGAATTGTCATCCAAGTTTCAGAGGTACATGTGGAAAGGCTGGTTAAACCTAGCCTCTCCCGTCCTCTCGAACACAGGAACTGATAGAGGACTTCCTATCTCATGCTTTGGTATTGATACACCGGATAGCATTAGAGGAATAGGTCTAACAAATGCAGAGCTAATGAAACTTACCTCTGTAGGAGGAGGAGTGGGTATCTCACTTTCACGTATTAGAGGAAGGGGTAACAGCATCGGCAAAGGCGACATGGGACAATCAGAAGGTGTAGTGCCGTGGGCTAAGATTTACGATTCTACAATCATTGCAACCAATCAAGGAGCAGTACGTAGAGGAGCAGCTTCTGTTAATTTAGATATTGACCACGTTGATATTAAAGAGTTCTTACAGATTAGACGTCCTAAAGGTGACCCAAACAGACAATGTTTGAATCTACACCAAGCAGTAATGGTGAGTGATGACTTCATGCACAGACTAGAAAGAAGAGATCCAGAAGCAATGGAGCTATGGGTTGAGATCTTAAAGTCTAGAGTTGAGACTGGTGAGCCGTATTTGATGTTTAAAGACAACGTTAACAACGCTAACCCTTTAGCCTACACTAAGAACAATCTTAACGTTACTATGACTAATATCTGTTCAGAGATTACTTTGCATACTGATGAAGAGCATAGTTTTATCTGCTGTCTATCTTCTTTAAACTTAGCTAAGTATGATGAGTGGAAGGATACAGATTTAGTAGAAACTTCAGTTTACTTCCTAGACGGAGTAATGGAAGAATTTTTATACAAAACAGAAGGAAAGGAATCAATGGCAAGAACATACCGCTCAGCTAAGAAAGGTAGAGCGTTAGGTTTAGGAGTATTAGGATGGCATACATTCTTACAACAAAAAGGATTGCCATTTAACTCCATAGCATCAACTTCATGGACTAATAAGATCTTCTCTCAGATCAGAACTGAAGCAGAAGCAGCATCTAGAAAATTAGCAGAGGAGTACGGTGAACCAGAGTGGTGTAGAGGAACAGGAATGCGCAATACCCACTTAATGGCCATTGCTCCTACAGTATCCAACTCAACTATCTCAGGAGGCGTATCTGCTGGTATTGAGCCTATCCCAGCCAACATCTATACGTTTAACTCTAACAAGGGTACGTTCATTCGTAAGAACCCTGTTTTAGAGAACTACTTAGAAGAAAAGGGTCACAATACAGATGAGGTATGGAAGCAGATCTTACAAGATAGAGGTTCAGTAGCTAACCTTCCTGAAGATATTATGCCTACTGAAGATAAAGAAGTATTCTTAACCTTTGCGGAAATCAATCAATTAGGATTGGTAGAACAAGCCGGGATACGTCAAAAGTATATTGACCAGGCAATGAGTTTAAATTTAGCTTTTGATCCTACAGATAGTCCTAAGTTTATCAACTTGGTACACCAAACAGCTTGGAAGTTAGGAATCAAAACTCTATACTACCTAAGAACTGATAGTGTAATCAATGGAGATATAGGCTCAAGAACATCAGAAGATTGTTTATCTTGTGACGGGTAAGCTATTTATAATAAATCTTTCTTTATGAAATTAATTGACGTCCTTTTAGAAAACGTAGATTTATCTAGCGCAGTACCTGAAGATACTAGTTATAGAGACTTTGCTAAAGCAGTAGCTAAGATGCTAAGAGAAGACTACGGAGAGCACAACTTCGGTCCTTTTATGGAAGTATTGCATGCTGAGTTAGGAATGAATGAAGCTATTAACGAAGAGGCAGGTGAGTTAGAATCTATCAAAGCTAGGTTAGAAGCAGACCCAGAAAATAAGTACCTAACCTTTACCATAGCTAGAGATAAGGATGAAATCAGAGTAGGTGGAAGAGAGTCGGAAAAGTTTTACTTCGCCCAGAGAAACGAAGAAGAAGATTTTGGGAACTATAGAATTTTTGATGTCGACGATGATGACAGAGGTACTCTAGTTTATATCACAAGAAAGAAGTAAGTAAACTAAACAGTTATGATTTTTACATTTGTACTATCGATGCTTGCCATCGTAATGTTCTCTATATGGAGTTTTAATAAGCAGCTAAGTAGATTAAAGCAGGAACACGAGATTGAACTTAAAAAAGCAACCGCTGCTGCTCGACAAGATGGTAAGCAGAGAAGTGCAGCCGTACAATGGGGTAAGAGTATCGAACACTTCGTACCTTTTATGAAAGACTTCCCAGTACCTGTAGAAGATGTAACATTCTTAGGTATGCCTATTGACTACATAGGTTTCACAAACTCAGGTAGTAAGACTAAATGCGAAGTGCATTTTATAGAAGTTAAGAGTGGTTCTTCGTTCTTAATGGGTAAGCAGAAAAATATCAAAAAAGCTATTCAAGAAGGTCGTGTTTTCTGGCACGAGATGTCCGTAGAAGGAAACTTTGAGAAGTAATCGTTTTATTAGGTTCCCTTATATTTATATGTATAATTGGAACCTATGGACGATCTACTCAGCAAGTATTTAAAGAGCAATCAGACTATTCGCAAACCTAAGCAACCAAACTTAGGTGAGATGAATCGTGATTTAAAAACCTCTACATCAAAAATTCCTGCACCTATCACAAGTGTGCCAACTAAGTCTGTATACGAACCATCTACAACCATAGTAAGATACTCAGATGTAGTATCACCACTACCAACAGGAGATGATATTTTCAGATCAGGAACACCAGGTAGTAATCCAAATCCAAAGGATACCAGACAGACAACTTATGTAAACAACAACTACGCTGGTGACGACTACGTAGATTAATTCAATTTAAGACCATGGCAATAACATTAAGAACACTCAAAGGTTCGAGACTAACTCACAAAGAGTTAGATGACAACTTCAGACATTTCACAGGATCCCACACTGTAGATGGAACGGTAACCGCTACAGGATTTGTAGGTGACGGTTCAGGATTAACAGGAGTAACAGCAGCTGCTGACTTAACAGGTACAACAGTAATCTCAGGATCAGTTCAGATCGCTGAATTAGGAGCAGGTATTATCTCTGGTTCAGTTCAATTAGACGGACAGAGACTCGGATTCACTTCTGACATCGAAGCAACCGGTTCATTTACAGGATCATTTGTAGGTGACGGATCTGGCTTAACAGGTATCGGCGGAGGTGCTTCAGCAATCTCAGGCTTAACTGACGTAAACTTAAACACATTATCAGACGGAGAATACTTATCTTACGATGCAGCGACTAGCAGATGGTTAAATGTTGCTGCTCCTACTGTTGACCTAACAGGTACTGCAGTCATCTCAGGTTCAGGTTTAGAGTATAACTTAGCACAGACAAGCTGGGACTTCTCTAACACAATTGTGAACAGTGAAGGTTCTCATTTTGGAGAAAAACTCTCAGTTTACGCTACGAATACCCTTTATAATAACGAAGGTGCTAAATGGAGAGACACAAACATCGGACACGAGGATGTTGCTTTGAAGTTTTACACATTTGGATCTAATAACAATGATATCGAAATTAACGTTGTTCAAGGTCATATCTCAGCATCAGCGTTCTCAGGCTCATTCTCAGGCTCATTTGAAGGTGACGGTTCTGGTTTAACTGGAGTAACAGCAGTAGCCGACTTAACAGGTACAACAGTCATCTCAGGTTCAAACCTATCTTATGATAGTAATGGTGGATCTCTATGGAATTTCGAGAGTAATGTACAGGTAACACTAGATGCCCAAGAAATAATCGGAGTATTACCAGTAGGTGGTAATAGATACACTGCCATGATAGAACCATCTGGTAAAGGAAACTTCACATCACTTTCTATAATTGATGTTACTACTACGCCAGCAACAACAGAAGCACAAATTGACGCAAACGGAAGCGCCCAGTTTAGATCTCTTACTGTTAATTATGCTGCAGCAATTAACGGAGATATAATTAGTCTCAAGAATGTAAATCACAGCATTGCTTCCGGGGAAGTATTCAAAGTTACCGCAGGAAACACAACCTCTGAGATCTTTAGAGTAAACGGAGATAAGGAGATGGCAGTTAATGCCACCATAGTAGTTTCTGATTTTGATGGAAACACTCCTGCTTCAGCAGACTTTACCGGTGCAACCGAAGGTGTCAGTGGTTCATTCTCAGGATCATTTGAAGGTGACGGATCTGGTTTAACTGGCTTGCCAGCAGGTAATGTTCCTGTAGTTGTATCACTTCCAGCAGTAGTAAATTCAGTCACCGGGTCAATGGTACTTTTTGATACTACAGTTGCTCAAGGCGCTACCGAACTTGCACTTCATGTATTTACAGGAGAATCGGGAACAAACGGATGGAGAAAGATTCAATTCGCGTAACAGTAAGGCAACTTACTTAAATAGAAAAAGAAAGGGCCTTAATTGGCCCTTTTTTTTGTTAGTAAGTTAGAAAATTACCAAAACTTAACTTAGTATACAAAAAAGTTGGATAGTAGGCAACTAATTCGTATATTTAGTAGTTAATGTTAGAGTATGAGAAGATTAGACTTATTAATTCAGAAGAGGGATGAACTAGTTAATCAGCTTATAGAGCTAAGGGTATGGCAAATAAACAACCCATCAGCTAAAGCAGACGAATCAATTAAGCAACTAGACGATCAATTAGATGAACTCCAAGAAAAAATCGAAAGACTTAGAATGGATCTCCGATAAGGAGTGGGACTACTATTCAGGACTTCCAAACCCAAAATTTTATGAACAGAGCGATAGT